ATAATGGTTCTTCCCATTACGCCCTATTCTCTTCTATGTAATCTGTTTGCTGCCCGTACACATCATTATCTGCGCTTTTAATTTCTACTTTTGTGTTTGTTTGCCGCATTGATGCAAGTTCAAGCTTGTCCCCTAAGTGGTACATGCCGTTTATTAACGATTCCATTTGCCTGTTCATCGTTTCCATCCCGTCTAACTTTGCCGTTAGTTCTTTCACTTCACTCGTCTGTCTCTGCGGCTCATTTCTGTATGTTTGGGGGATCTTCATGTCTTCTTCAAAAAGACTTGTCCCAAGTTTTTCCTTTTGTTTTTTTAGCTCTTCTAATGCTTCTCTATCTCCTTTATATCCTCTTCCGCTAAGGTCTTTTTGTACTCGTTCTTTAGTTTCCAACGAACTTGCATCTTTCATCTCATCGGGGTATTTACCTGCCTTAATTATTATTCTTTCAAGTTCTTTATACCCTTGTTTTTCAAGTATTTCTCTTCTTTTATCAATACTAAGGTTGGTTGGGTCTTTTATCCCTGCCCTTTCGTAAGCATGTTCTTTTTGTTCTTTGAGAAATTCTTTTATTTTTACTTGATTCGTTTCTATCCCGCTCGTTATCATCCAAGTGTACTGAGCATCAATTCCTTTTCGTATTGTTTCTACCATATCTTTTTGTACATCAGCGTTCTTACTCATATCTACCCAAAATCCCGCCTGCGCTTTTTGCCCGTCAAAAATTGTCTTCTGGAATGCGTCTGCGGCGGCAAGGTTCTTCTCTCTAATTATCACCTGTTGCGCTTCCTCTGCGCTTCTAAAACTGTTTGCCTTTTTCATCGTTTCAAGGAATTCTTTTCCTCCTTCTCCTATTCCCTTACCTTCGCTTTCCACCATTTTATAGAATTCTTCTAACTTTACTGTTTTCGATTCCATCTCATATTTTTGTTCACCCTTCTCATCTTTTTCACCCTTTATCGCTATTCTTTTCCCATTCTTATCAAGTTTGTATTCATCGTATTGCGCCTCCCCTTTTTCTCCAAATAGACCAATAAATTTATCGTAAACGGGTTTTGCCATTGTTATTCCCGGATCAATACCTTCCATTATTGCCTGCGCCCCTTTATCTGTGTAACCGCCTTCTCTCCTATATTCTTCTATTGCCGGTCTGAAGTTTCTTGGGTTCATTATCCCCTCTCGTCTCCGTGACAAATATCCATCTGGACCAAACATACCTTTTTCTCCCCAAGCTCTAAACAAAATCGATTCTTGCGCTAAATTTTGCGGGTTGCCAAATCTCTCAAACGCGCTTGATGTTTCCGCTCCTAAATCTCCGGCTCTACCGTAAGGAGAAGCATTCCCCATTAACATTCTCGGCAAGTCCACGGCAAACCTAATCGCATCATGCGTATCAATCCCGGCTTTCAACTGCTTCATAGCAACACTACGAATATCTTTCAGTATGTCAACTACTCTCTCTTTGTCAACGTCGGTTCCAAATAACTGTTGCGATTTCTTTTCCACCTCTGAAAATTCACCGTAGCTGAGTTTATTCCCCGTCAACCGTTCCATTTCACCAAACTGATACATCTGCCTTGGGTCAAGTCCGCTTTTCCGTGCAAATAATGTTTGTTCTTTAAATAAATCTTCATCCATCCTTCCGTATTGTTCGCCAAAACTTTTCTGTAACTCTAAAGTCTCATCCGGGGAATAACCGAGTACGCTTCCACCAATTCCCTCTTTTCCAAATCTCTGTCCTGCCTTAAATTTGCTTATATCATACGCCATTGAAGATTGTACTAACCTTGATGCCTCTGCATAAGCCTCTGACCTGTATTTTATGTCCGCTTCTAACTTTGCCCTGCTTTCTGTATTCTCAATTTCCGCAAATTGCCCCCCCATCATTCCACCGAACATAGAACCACCTGCAGCCATTGCCGCAAGCGGAATAGCACCCGTTCCTCCGGTTGCCGCAACTAAACCAACTGCCGCAATTGCTCCAACTATTTTTCCTATAAGTTCCGATTCCCTTGTTCGTTCCGTGGTTTCCTTAAATACTTTTGCTTCCTCACCCGCTGCGTAACTTCCCATTGGAGAGGTTAAATTAAAAGAGGTTAGTTCCTTTGCCGATATCTTCGCCTCACTAAGCGCCCAACCCATAGCCGTCTGTGTAGCTTGCCCCATTAAAGCCAAATATCCACCTTGCTGCAACATCGAATAAATACCTTTCCCCGCCTCGCCCCCTTCTTTCATCTGCCCTACCATTTCCTTTAATTTGGGATTTAGTTCATCTAACCCGGCGGATGCGTCTTTTATCCCGCTTACAAGCGCCTCTTTCATAAACTCTTTCTTCTCTTTTGGTATGTCCATTTCATCAATAGCTGCCATTTGTTTCCCGCGAAAATCCTCTAAAGCAGCTTGCTCAGTTAGCATCTTTTTGTGCATGCCAAACAAATCGTAAGTTGTTATTTTGTGTCCGCTCTCTTCGCTTGCCTTAACGCTGATCGCTATTTCATCTCTAAGCTTTTTTATCTTTGCCTGGTAATCCTGCATCTCCATTTGATCCTCACCTCCGGCAAACGCTTGTACCCCGGATATCTGGCGCGGCGTTAAACCTTGCTGGAACGTTGGGTCTTGGGATAATTGCTGCATAGGCGCAGTAATACGCTGTGGGGTTTGTTCAAGCTGAGAGAAGAATTCATTGGAGCCCTCAATCATTGGCAAAATTCTTGCTCTGATGCTAAGGGCTAATTCGCTTTCGTTTGTCATAAGTTCACCACTTCAATATTTTCAAGTGCTTTCTTAAAAGCCTCGTTCGTTTGCTGATCGTAATTTGGATTAACCGCTCTTGCCTTCGCCGTTCCTTCAATAAACTTATCCGGGTACTTTTCTCTGTAGTTCTTTATCTTAAGATCGATGTAGTCGTTAAGAATTTGAGTTTCAGTGACTGTCAAATATCTCTCATCATTACTACTATACCCGTAAAAGGCTTTCCACCACTGCTTTAAAGTAGAGCGTTCTTCAATTTCTTTTGCAAAATCTTCGCTCAGTAGTTGTGCTTGTTCGTCAAGAGCTATTAGGCTTCGGTAGTAACTTTTTTTTTATTTACTTCCTCAAGCTTCGCATCCAACTCTACAACGATCTTTCTTAAATATTCTTCCTTCTGTGAATAGAAATCAAAATCGTAAGGCTTGATTTTCATTACTTTAAGAAAGGCAAGTTGCTGTAAATTCTTTTTCTCGTTGATTACGCTAACAAGTTTTAGGTAAAACTTCTGATCACGTACCATCGTTTCAAAAACTTCATCCTTCTTTTCTTCGGCTTCTTTGCTGCCCGGTAACTTCTCTATCTTGCCGAAATAATTGCTGTACTCTCGGCTAATCAAATTTTCAAGCTCAAGAAGGTTATCAAGCCCGCCCAACAGTTCCGCCATCTCGTTGCGTATTTGTCTGCTTTCGATCGCGTTAGGCTCTGCAAAAAACTCGAATGTCTTTTCATCTATCGTAAATGAAATCTTTTCTCTAATGCTGCTGTCCATTTCTGCCTCTAAAATTACTCCCACCCCTTGCCTAAGCAAAGAGCGGGAGGATATGGTTAATAATTAATTAAACTGCTATCTTAGCCGGATACGCAACTCCATCTGCATGACTTTGCTTCCATTCAAGTCCGTTAAGGCGAACTCGATAAACCAATGACATATTTTTCATGTATTGACTTTGTGCGTTCCAATTACCGCTTTGTCCGGCAATTTTTACACCTTCAAAGGCATCAATGATTAGTCCGGATAAATTTGGATCTTCATGTTCTGCTATTTGCACAATTGCGCTCAGTTCACTAACAGCCCATTCTTTTAATCCCGAAGTGGTTGGCAATGAATCATTGATGTGCATAAAGAAAAACGTCTGGATCGTTATTTGTCCTATCGGTTGTCTACCGGTAACAATTTCTAAAGAATGGCGTTGTCCCCATTCAGCTAAATCGGTTTGTTGGAACTGTTCATTCCAATTCATTCCGGTTCCTCTTGCAACTAAATTGTTTGAACCGTCTAAGACGGAAAGAACAAGTTGAGAACCCGACAACGCTTTGTAATAAAGTTCCGGGTTGTCGATTGTCCCAACCTTAATTCGTGGTGCTAATATTTCTCCGAATCCCATTTTTTTAATTCCTTATGTTTATGCGTCAACAATTACTTTTAATATGAACCCGACAAAATCAATCGCGTCAATAGGATTGATCTGCGGCTCGGTTACTACTGCATTACCTTCCTGGTATGCGTTTACAATCTTCCAATCAGAAATAAATCCGTCATCCTGGAATTTCTTTAAGATTCTTCCGCCCTGTACAGATGCTACGCTTGGTCCATATCCATCAGCGCCTACTCCTAATTCCATTTCGTTCTTGTATCCTTCGTAAACGTAGTCAACAATTTGCCGTTGCTGGATTAAGTAGGTTTTCTTATCGTCTGTATTCCAAATTGTGGCTTGGTTCTGGTAGGTATTAATTCCTTGAATGATGTAATACCCGTTCTTACCCGTACCGATTAACAGTACACCGTTTGCAAGGTATCCGGCGGTCGCTGTTTCTTTATTAAACTCACCAAAAGTCTTTTCTACACTTTGCGCGTCAACTGCGTCATTGGTAAGGTTACGTTTAACACTTTGTGCGCTCATTAATCCGGCAAAGAATGGAGCAAAACTTAAATAAGGCGCTTTCGCATCCATGCCCATTCCGGCAAGAATACAATCATCGCTGTTCAAAACTTTTGCCCGGCTCTTAGGATGTGCTGCATCGCTATCGGCAAGAAGTACATCTCCCGTTGCACAACCAAGGATAAGCTGTAATGATTTACCCGCCGCTCTTTCAGTTACCGCAAGCGTTTTATAAACCGCGTGTACTGCTGCTGTGCTGGAAACAACATTAATTAATCTCACTCTTTGTTTTGTGTAGTTGGTCATTTCTTCAAACAACTGTGGCGCTAAAGCTGCAAGAAGATCAAAATCTCCTCCGCCGGTTTCTGTCGCTGCCGGAGAAGTTCCTTTTGTTGCGCTGGCAATGTTCTGTAGATAAACCTTCGCTAAGGTTGTTGGTTTAACTCCCGCGTAAGTTTTTCTATCCGCTGTTAAAATGTTACCGGAGTTGATCCAGTTAATTACATCCGTAACGGTTGCGGTTGCCGTAAACGTTGTGGTTGCTTGTTTGTCGGTATCTTCAACAAATAAACGTGCCCAAGCAGAAGTAGCAAATGCCGCTGTTGGGTTTGCGCTAAGTTCTACCTGGTTGTTTACCGTGTCGATACTTACAATTGTCACTGCATCCGGTGCGATTGTAATTGCGTTGCTGTAAACTTTTACAGCCATTCCTACAGCAAGTCCTTCAACATCTCCAAGACTAATAAATGGGGATGATGTGCTTGCATTTGCAGTTAAAAATTTCGTGAGCTTAGGCGGAATAATAGTTAGCGTTAATAAGCTTGTATCGGTTGACATTGTTAATGATATGTCGTTTCCCGCCGCTCCGTAAAAATTATCGCGCGGGTAAACATCAAATGCGTTTACCGGTGTTCCTGCATTATCTTTTATGGTTGCAAGTGCGTTGGTTAACGATGCTGCGTTAATGCAGTACACAACTCCAGCACCGCCCTTCTTGGCGTATTCGAATGCACGAGAAATATCACTCACTCCGTAATATTCTTTAACCGTGTTCAAAGATGAATACGGTAGAATTACTTCGTAACCTTTTTTCCCGGTTCCATTGTAGGGCACACCCTTTTTCGCTCCCGCTACAATAAGTAGTGTATTAAATACCGGAAGTGCGGTGCTGCCAAGATTAATTATTTCTACAGTTCCATACACCCCTGGCACTGTGTAGGTTTTACCTTCGAGTACTAATGGCATGATCTTATTCTCCTAAATTAGTTGATTTATTGATTTTCTTATATATTAACACTTTTATATACCTCTCTCATTCGAAATACTTCTTTTGAATAATCTTTGTTAAAAGTCCGTGAATCAATATCTTTCCCGGTTATAATTACCTTTTCTACGTTGCCTTCTCCGCAATTGTAAGCCGCTGTTATTGCTCTTCCAAACCAATAAGAGCCAAGTTTCTCTTCGTGCTTTTTCAAATATTTCATTTTACCGGTAAGCACATCAACCGCTTTATCTGCGCTCGCTTGTATCTCCATCCATTTACCGGAATTAATAAAATCCGGGAACGATCTAATATCAATCTGCCAATAACTAAACCCGTGGTAAATGCCGTTATTAAAATCCCCTTTCATCAATTTGGTTATTGTGTCCAAATCATAGCCTTTGTTCACATACCTAATGATGAGAAAACCGGTTTCCCTTGCGGCAATTGCTCCAAGCCAATCTTCGGTAAATATTGATCCGGCAATAGCCTTTTTTATGTATGGACCTAAATCTCTTTTTATCCACGCCAGCAAATCAACTTCGGTTTTTATATGCTCGTCTTTTACTTCCTTAATGGAAGCCGTTGCTTCCTTAACGTTGGCAAAGGCAAAACCCCATGTAATTTTACCTACCATCCCATCGGCAATAAGTCCATTATCTGCCTGATAAATCTTTGTAGCCGCGTTTAACTTATCGCTAAACACGCCGTCAACTACTTCGGCAAAATATCCCTTCTGCTTAAGAAGTTTCTGCCAAAGCTCAACCTCAGCGCCGGTTGACCAAAGCTTTAAAGTTTTGCTAAAATCTTTTCCCATTGCTCTACCGTATTTTCTGTTTTTACACCTGGATTAAGAGTTAAGTAATGTTCTAACCTTGTCTTCGCCCAACTTGGTAAATTCTTTTGATGAATAAACGTGTTAAGGTTAATTTCAATCGCTTCCTCTTTCGGTTGTTCTTCAACCGTGCCAAAGCTTTCTTCATCGTTTATTTTTTTTGCCATTTTAAACCACCTTCATATCGGTTATATGTTGATTAATCTCTGTATAGTCAATTTTAGTTTTGTTCTCGATTAATAGAGTAAAGATCATTGTTACACCTACTACATTGGCACCGTGAAAGGAAGGATTATAATAATCCCCCTCTATCGTAACCTGGCAGTCGGTCGCACCTAATTTCTTTGCCATTATCTTTAAGAATGGTTTGCGCCCTCTCAAAATATTTGTCATTAAATCTCTTCTGTCCGGTCCGCTTATGGTTATGTATGTTACCCTAATTACATCGGTATCCATATCGCCAAGTATAATGCTTTGTCCGTGCGCTGATAAAATGTTTCCCCAGTAGTTCTGATAGTTGGCTCCGTTTACACGTTCAACCATAAACTGATCGTTCCTTGGCTCGCCCATGGTAAATTGTTTTACGACTTCAATATCTCTGCTTACTTGTATTTTCTTACCGGTTGCATTTTTCAATCCGTCCAACATCTTCCTTAATGTTTTCGCCACAATCTCTTTTCCGTCATGTATCTCTACAAGTACATCCGCGTTAGGTGTTGCGTTCGCTGAAATTGTTGCGGAATATTCGCCCGCGGTCTCGTCTCTAATTACAGCTTTATAATAGTAAACCAAACCGTTAATAACCTCGTAAACGCCCATCCCTTCCTGTCCGTTTTTAATCTTGTCAAATACAAATAATCCGTTGTAAACAAAGGCTGATAAATCTGCAATGTGAGAGAAATAATCATCAATTTCTCCTTGTGTAATGTCGGTCTGGCTGCGTTGGAAAATGTACACTTTATAATTTGTTGGTAACGTTGTAGGTAACGTCCAAAATACATCGAGTTCGCTGCCAAGCGGTGAAACAGTAACTTCAAGTGATGTTAAAGGTGTAATCATGTTGATGCTAATACAGAGATAAATACTTTTGATTAAATACAGCGAATATTTAAGTATTTACCTTCTCTCCGAAGGGTTGAAATTTGAAGATTGTTTAAAATAGAAATCCCCTCTCCTTTGTAAGGAGAGGGGTAGGGGTGAGGTTGGTTTTACTTAGTCTCTTTTACAAATGTGAATTTGTCTATCTTCGTTGTCTCAAGCTCCCCGCTTTCAATTCTTTGGTACACACTGCGCCGTGTTTTAAGATTGGCTTTTTTCATATACTCTTGAATTGAATACCATTTCCCCGCCGGGAGTTTCCCCCGTTGGTGAATTAGCTCCAATACCTCAAAGTCTTTATGCACAAACTCCGCCGGAATTGTTTTTGCTATTTTTTCGTGTATGGTTGTCATGTCTTTTTTCGCTTATTAATATTCCCAAAATTAATTAAATTTCCCTTGATAGCCCAAAAAACTATGACAATGTATCTCTATATTATTGTCGTTTGTTTCATAAACCCGCCAGCCCGATGGACTTTCTAAAATATCTATCAAAAGAGCTTCAGATGAAGCACTTAAACCGATTTCACAATTTACGGCAGCATCGTATGCGTAATCATCAGTATAATGTCCTGTACACTTTATGCCATTGATTTGACCGTTTGCCAGTGCTCTGTAAAGATGCGATAGCGTCCATTTCTTTGGTTTTTCTGGCAGTGGTTTCAATTTTGGAACGTTGAACGGAGAATAAATTCTAATCCCTTCGCTAAGATGCTTTGATACCGAAAACTTTATCCCGGCGATTTCAATCTGTTGATCTTCCAAATATCCCCTGAAGTTTTTCTGAAAGTCTAAACTATCAAATAATGAAACAAGAGCGTCTAAATCTGCTTGAATTGCGTTTGTGATCGAAGTATTTCCAAACCGATCAACTAATCTGATTGAATAACCAGTACAAACTGCGCCGCGTTCCATTGCGTTTGAAACTTTTGTAATCGAAATATTGTCGCGGTATTGATGGAATTTTAACTGTGATCGCTTTACAAAAATATCTTCGTAACTATTTGCCCAATCATAAAAATTCTCCCGATTAATTGTCTCTATAATTTTGTAGTTTTTCATTTTATACCTCTATTCCTCTATATTTTAATTCTCGTTTTATCCTTTGGCACATTTCAATTAGGGTTACCTTACAAAATGTTGTTAGGCATCGTGTCGCCTCCAACTTAGTTACATGAAAAAATCTGCGCAAATCTTGGTTATCATACAATGACCATTCTTTTCTGCTAAATCTAATTTTATCTCCATAATTAACTTTATTAGCGTAACTCATTTCTGTCCCCTTTCATTAACCGGTATTATTAATGTTGCAAGGGCTGTTTTTATCAACCAATCCTTTGCCTCTTTAAGCGAAGGAAACGACTGATAAATCTTATTGATCTTTTCGTCTTTCAACATTTCGTTGGCTCTTTCAATTACTACTTGGGTCATTTCGGCTTGTGCCATTTTATACCTCTAAATAAGACAAATTAAAATCTTCATTGTCATTCATTCTCATCCCCGAAAACCCGCAGTCTAAACGCCCGGTCTTCTCTTCGATTTCTGGTATCCAGTCCCATCTCAACCAAGTTTCTTTTCTCCCTTTGTGGAATTCTGTATAAACCTTCGTACCGGAAAAAACTCTCATCATTGGCACATCTTGATAATCATAATGGAACAAGCCGCCGAGACGGGTTACGTTGATCCGTTTCCCCTCTAATTCTTTGTGCAGTGGTAAATCTGCTAAGTAAATTATTGTTGTAGGGTTAATTAGTTCTACGTTGACACATTTTTGCATATTATCAAAATCACTGCTCCCAATGTTGAAATATTTGTTTAGAAAATATTCCTTAGCCCCCTCAAGGTCTTCATTAATACAAGTTGTGATAGTTTCTCCGTTTGCGTATGTACATTTTACGGTAATCATTTTATAACTCCTTCCCTTAAATCAATGTTATTTTCTCTGCAATAGCTCACCATCAAATTTATACTCAGTTCAATTAGCTTTTTCCGGTTGTCCATATCCCAAAGGTTATCCGGATCAATCTTTGTAAGAGGTCTCATAGCTTCTAACAAAGCATTCTTCGCTTGTCGCTCTAAATTTTCAGCTACTAACAAAGGACAAAAATCATCACGTTTAACTTTTAACCCGGCTTTTTCTCTTTCTATTTTGCACTCGTTCCAAAAAGTGTTAAAATCTTCTTTACTCATCTGATAGGATTCTTTCGGATCGAGAATAACTCTTTCCTCCGCTTCACGCCCAAGTTTCGTAAGCAATTCTACTTCTCTTCTGTTGGTAAACTGATGTTTCTCCAATATCGCTTTTTGATAACCGTCAACTATTGGTTTAATTGTTTGAACGAAGGCTTTTGCCATAAGTAGGGCTTTTGTTGCAGTTATCATTTCCGGCGTTGGGTTAAATTTGGGTTTGTTTTCGCTTTTCATTTGAGGTTCCTTTTTTGTTTTTCTTTCACTTGCAATATACAAACGTTTGTATATCAAAGTCAAGTCTTTTTCAAAAAAAGTTTAAATTATTTTCACTTTTTTTGCAAACTGTTTAAAAAGAAAAATCCCGCTCTTTGCAGCGGGATTCCAGGAACTATTCAAAGGAGCTCGTTAAATACGGGTGTATTTATTTAAGCAGTACAAACTTACTAATTCTTTAACTTTGGTTAAATGCCGAAATTGTGGTACTCAAATCTTTTTTCGCCGCTTCCCCCAACATCATCATTACCGGCTGTTCTATCCGTTCTTTCGTCTCTTTTAAAATAAACATTCCGCTTAATCCCGGATGTATCCAACCCTCACTACCTTCTTTCATAATTCTAAAAGTAAAATATGCGCTTGAGTTCCTCATGTTCTCCGTTTCATTGTGCGGCTTAAAAATAAACTTACCGAAATTAAATCTGTTTACAGTCGGATTGGTTTGGAATCTCACCATGCCTTCATAGATGTTGCTCTTATGCGGCGGGGAAACTACCTTAAACTTTTCGCCTGTAGTTTTATCGGAGATAGTATATTCCTTTGGCTCCGATCTAAGCAATGGTTGTTCGGTATTCTTAATTTTATCTCCCCATGCGTACATTGTTCGCTGTACACGTTCGGGATTATTTCTCCTCATCAATTCTGCATCGGCTTGGTCCCGCGCTCCCTTTATGCTTCCCTCGCTAAACATTTTAACAGCTACGGAATGCCTCATATTCTTTGCACCGGTTCTTGTCTCATCCAAAGAATATTTTACCTTTCCCATAATTACTTCACGCTGGTAAACCGGCGCTTTGTCGTAAACTTCTTTAGGCATCGCTCTCATACTTGTTGTCCCCGGTGTGCCGTGCTGAAAAGGAATAACCAAATATTTTTTACCGTCTTTTCCTATCCTTACTTTTGGCGAAGTATCAAGAGCTTTCTTCATGTCAAAACTTTCATAACCTTCTTCCAGGGCTTTTGCATGTGGGCTGGTGTGAATGATCTTGTAATGAAGTCTATCACTCTGGTAAGGATATTTCGCTCCTGAAACAATTCCGTTTGCATATCCCCCTTGCGAATGTTTGAACTTACTTGCCGCAACGTTTAACCACGTCTGTGTTGCCAAATCTCCCGCGGCTTCAACTGCTTGCGGCAATTCCGCTTCCTTGCCTAATTGCTGTTCAATGTGGTTTATCAGTTCATATATCTTGCTGTAATCGATGTCGTAAACAATTTGGTAACTCATGCTGTTTCTTTAAACTTAACTTATAAGTTAACTCTTATATTAAGTTTCTCGTCCTGTATTACTCGGATTTCTTTTTATTAAATTCTTTTCCAAATGCTTTTATTGCCGGTTTCTTCTCTGTCTTTTCTTCCACAATATTCTTTGTCGGGTTCACAACCTGTTCAATGTCGTTTTCTTCACCGGAAAGGTTGCTAAACTTACTGCCGAATTGAAATTGATATTTCTGTTCTCCTCCCGGTGTTAGGTTCATATTCTCATCAATCAATCCGTGCATCTTCAGCATACCTAAAGCAAAAAAATCTTGTTCCGGATCAATCTCTCTGTCTATTCCTTGTTCCTTAAATCCAAGCATTAACTTTAACTTTTCGCTTGTTGGTAACTCTTGCGTATTTCCGCTTTCGGCTGGTTGGGGTTCTGTTTCGAGGGCTTTCAATAATTTTCTCCTTTGATATTTTAAATATAAGGATTTCCCCATTTGCTTCAAACCAAATTTCTTAAATTCTTCGTGAAGTTCCGGGTGCAGTATTTTTTCTTGCCCGTCATTTTTTATATAAAATAATTTTGCCCCTTGCCCTAATGGTGCGCTGTTATCGTAAACACTAAAATTATCAAAGTTATCCTTCAGTTGAAAAAATGCCTTGTGTGTGGGATAATCACCAAACAATTTCTTATACAGATCAGCGCCTATGCTTCTGCCGCCGCTTTCCCCTCTTGCTTTGTCTCGCTCAATTCCCTTCTCAATCGGTAAATGAATAAATGCAGCGTTCGCTTGAAAAGTATCGCTGTTAACCATGTAAAGAAGATCGTTTAAATTCTCCGTTCCCTTCATCGTAACGTCATAAATTACATCTTTCTTTTCGCGTATAGCCTCACGGACCAAATGCTTTGCAATATTTGAACTTTCCTCATGCAATTCCCAAGGCTTTAAGTCAACATCAATTTTAGATATTCCCCTCTCCTCAGCTAACATATATTTTATGCTGTCGGGATCTATCAAAACTTTATTTTTATAAAACTCTCCTCCAAGCGTTGTGCTCTTTCCGCTGCCCGGCAAACCGCCCGTAACCCACATTTGCCCCAAACCTTCTCCGGCTTTGTTAAACAGTTGTTTCTTAATCGTGTTAAACTCCGGCACCGCTTCCGCTTCTATCTTTAACCCTAAACTCATTTCCGTTTCTCTTAACGGATTTGGTTTCTTCGCGCACTCATCAAATGCTTTGGCGTACTCGCCGGTTGCAAACTGCAACTCCTTAAGCAAAGGATCGTTTTCACCCTTGCTTATCGTTACCCTTGTAAAGAAATTTTCTTTACCCTTTATATTATCCAGCCCGTTACTATCTATTTCATATCCCTTCTTTTTCAATTGAGCAATTACCGCCTTTGCCTTAGCAGTACTTTTTACCTCAACCGCGCCAATTAATGCCGAGTAAATTTCCGGCTTATCATCCTTTGTAGCGTTTCTTTTTATTTCCTTAAACATTACATCTGATTTTTTAATTATCCTATCTCTTACGCTAAAATCTATTCCTTCGGCTTCTGCTGCATTTTCAATATCACCGAAAAACCAATCCTTTTGCCCGTTTGCCAACCTTTCGTAACTATCGGCTTTTTTCTGCCATTCGTTAAAATTCCGCATCTTCTCTAAGTTTCGTGCATGTTTGGCGTTCTCTTCCGCTTTTTCCATCTCTACCGGTTTGTTGGGTATTTTGCTTTTCTCTTTCGTCGATATTAAAATATTCCTATCGGCAAACTTAAAACTTATCCCATCTTCCGTTTGTACAACTGCCTGGTTCTTTGGTATAGATACAAGCGAATCAAACCCATTTGCCTCTTTTAAGAACAAAGAATAATTACCTTCACTGTTCTCATTCACAAGCTGTAACGCTCCCTCACCTAACAAATTCCCTTCGTTATCCTTTAGCAATACACTATTGCCAATTTTATTCTGCAATAACTCAAATGCATTGGCCGGAGCTATTATCTTCCCTCCGCTTTGCTTTCCTTCTGCCGACTGCTGACTGCTGACTGCCGATTGTCCACTGCCTACTGCCGATTGATCCTTGCTCGCCAATTTCCAATGCGCACCCTTGCCGGACTTATCCCGTGTTAGCCTTAACGTGCCTCCGCGTCCTTCTTTCGTCTGCCCTTCCTTTTGATATGGCTGCGCTCCAAACATTGATATCTGCTTACCAAAGGCTTTGAATAAATTTTTGAAGATGCTTTTATTTGAATCGCTGATATCTTTTGGCAATAAATCTTTTATTTCTTCGTTAATCTCTTTTATTTTTTGCTGCAATTCATCTTCCCTTCTAAAACTTAATTGTTTCGTTTTATGATATCCTCTCATATTTGTGCCAAACCCAATATTGGAAACCTTCTTGTGATTTTTAAGCTTCTCTGAATAAAGTCTGTCCTCAAGACCTTCCTTACGTTTTTTCAACTTTGATAGTTTTATCTCGTTTTCAGAATTGGCTTTCTGATAAGCTGAATATCTAATCTCCCCACCTCCTTTTACAGAAATAAACGGCTCTCCGTCTTGATATTTCCCGATTTTAAATTCTTGTTCAGGATATTGTTTCTTAAACCAATCAGCAAATGGTTGATATGTCCCTTCGACTAAAATATTTTTTGTCTTTTCGCCATAACTTTCTAAATCTTTTTTTAAAGATGCAGTGAAAGGTAATTCACTTATAAGTGAAGTTTCCTTTCCCAACTCCGGATAATCCCTCAACACTTCCGGCGGCACGGGTTTGCCTTCTTTTATTGCTTGCTGAACGTGTCCCTTGTGGTTCTGGTTTGATGTGAAATTTCTCCCATATATTTTTTCAATATCGTCCTTCATCTTTACTATATTAGAAAAATCCATCCCTTTTGTATTTTTAACTTCATCCCATAATGGCTGAAATATTTTATTGTATTCTGTTTTAGTAAATTCCCAAGGTTGTTTAGTAACCAAATCCGGCTCGCTCTGAACCGGATTCTTTACTGTTTCGATACTTGATCGATCAGCTATTTTTTTTTCATATTCTGCATTTTGGTGAAGCGCAATTCTCTCTATTTCATCTACATGAAATTCAGCTATTGCCCTATCCGTTTCTTCTTTATCTTTTTTACGTCCTTCTTTATACGCCGCTCTTTGTTTGTTATAATAGTCCTTCAGTTTCTTTTCGTTCTGCGCTCGGTCGTCACCCAATTTCAACTCAGTTTTAAGAAACTCATTAGGAAACTTATGAAGCATAACATTTGTAAAGAAAATATCATACGTCTTACTTATTTGCACGGTATTTATAAGCTCTTGTGAGTAATCAACTTTTTTACTCAAATATTCCTTCGCCCAATGCGAATTTTTATAAGGTTCAATTACTGCATCCGGTATCTCTTTCCCCTCTCGAATGGCATTTTTAATAATAACTTTGTGCTGTTCGTTAGAAATTGCAATATCCTCCAAATCATTCGGGTCTTTAAATTTTTTAACTTCAGCTATTGGTCCTCTGAACATCTTTTGTGCATATTCATCTTGTGTTTGTTCATACGCTTCCTTAAATAAACCTTTGTTCTCTCTAACGTTTTGATTGTTCAGAGTTGTTTTCTTTTCACCTTGCACTTGCCCCTTTCCACTTGCTTCCTCATCCGCGTTCTTCCAACGCAACTTTCCGCCGTTTGTAATTTCAAGTCTTCGCTTATCCCCCGGCGCAAATTCCTTTTCCGCTCCGGCAAACATATCTATCTGGTTGGGGTTGTTACCAATTTTTATCGATTTTCCAAAAAGTGTGATTATCATGTATAAATCTCCTGTTGCGTTTCTACCGTGTCAAGATTATTCTCAACCGGACTAACAAATCTCCTAAGCACGGTTAGCATCTTTTTCGGTAGTCTGTTTTCATCCGTTCCCCTATCGCTTCCCGCATCTTCCCATACTTTAAATTGTTGCTTCGCGATGAATTCTACCGTGTAACTTTCACCCGTTGCCGGTCCTTTGCCGGTTGCCCAAACAACCGCCATTAATTTACCCACAATATCCGCTTTATCTCTAACCTCTCCCGTTGGTACGCCGTTTTCATCGGTAAGCGGCAAACCGTCATCACCAAGTAACGTTTTATAGTCGTCTTCAATTATGGTATAATCGGCTGCGTCATATTTTGTGTTATTACGGTATATGCCAATTACTTCTGTAATATCAAAAGCGTAAATAAAATCACGAGTTCCGCGCTTCAGTATATCCGTATCGCGCCTGGTTTTATTATCGCAAACCAAAATATCGCCGTGTGTAATAACTGAGTAAGCTCTCTGTTCGGCTCCGCTTAAATTCAATCTTGGTATGGTAAACGTTGCGCCTCCGTCATAAATAACCCCGTTCGGCGTATTTAGATATTTGTATGATATCGCCGTTCTTATTGCAATTATCGTTTCCGGTGCGCCGTAATAATAACCCTGGTTGCAAGTATGGTTTAACAAAGGCACACCGTTATTTTCACCTATACAACTGCACAACGTACCCGGGTAATGCTTTACCGTTTGCCCGAATCGTCTCAAACTCCGTACAATATTTTCATCAATAATTTTTAACAATTCCTAATTCCTAATTCTCAATTCCTAATTACCCGATCACTGCGTTAAAATTCTTCCCGTACTTCTGCCTCAAACTATTTAAGTAACTCGTTTCATCCTGTTTCAGTTCAGTAATTACCTTTGCTACACCGGAACTAATGCTGCTTGCAACTCCGTCTATGCTTTCACTTTCACTAATTACCCTTGCCGCCGGATCTACGTGATGGACCAAACTAAGAAACGCTCTCCGGCAAACTGCCTGCCTAATCCCCTCAACCTCAAACGGGTCTGCGCCTGCATAAACTAACCCCGTTTTGTACGTTACCTCAAAAAAGTTTGGTATCCGTTCAAGCGCTCCGCCGGTTAATACGGATAAACCTAACGCGCTTAAACTGCCCAACAACAACGTGTAAAGTCCGGCTGTGCCTCCGGTCGGTAAAGGTAAAAATTCAATAATACCCGTCATACGGTCAAAAGTAAATAGATCAACGCCAATACCCATTAACTCGGTATTACCGTATTTTATCTTTACACTTGTTAAATCATTTATCGGCGGGTTATAGACTTGAATCTGCCAAAGATTCATGCTGAACTTTTCAAAATAATTATCGCGGTTTTCGGTTTTTGTCCGTTCGGTAAAATAAATTTCACATTGCTTTTCAAGCGCGTCTTGTGCGCTCTTTAAGTAACTTCTCAATCCCGCCCTATCCTCTGAAAAAGCCGTTATCGCCTGCTCATACGCCGGGTCTAACCTGCTCGATGATGCAAGAACGTAATCGATAAAAAATTGTACGGGTACAATCTCAGCCTCTGTTGTAATTATTCCGGCAACCGCTTCCAACTTTGCGTCTTCCGGGTAATATTTGTTCTGTACGCTCGCGTCTGTTGCATAAAAGAAGAGCCGGACATATTGTTCCGGCTCATCCGAGGCTACAGTTACGGCTGCTTCATAGAGAGATGAAGTTGCGTTGTAGGAAAGTGCTAAATCTTTAATATCTGCCGCTGAAGAGTTTTTAATCACCGAACCGTCTTCACCAATCATTGTTAGGTAAACACTTTTTCCGCTGCCTAATAATGTTTGATCAAGGGTTATAAGTTGTGAAATCCCTTTTTTTATTGTCTTCATTGCACATCTCTACTTCTCTTCTGCCGGTTCTTCCGTCTCAACGGTTTTCTGTTTAAATTTTAATACTGCTGAAATTATTTGTATACCTCCGTAAGCAATTAATATGCTTTCCGGGATGTTGGGAAATTTACTGTTCTTTATGGTTAGGTAAATTACTAATCCCCAAAAAGAAGCATTGGCAATAAGCGTTTCCAAAAGAAATCTAAAACGTGTACTGCTCCAAAAGCCATCCTTCTCAGAGAGCATCGTGTCTAACCGTTTAAGTAATTTTTCTCTGTATGGAGGAGTTAGAATAAAGAATAACAACGCTCCAAATGCCGTTAATAAAAAAACAGCGGCAAGATAAATCAATACCTCTATTATTAACATTTACCTACCCTTTTTCGTCAATTTCTGAATGACGTAACCACATCAATACATCTGCTTTATTTTTCTTGTAAATAAAACCTTTGCCGTTTACAATTTTGGTATCAAATTCTTTCAGTTCATCTTCGGTTTTATCTTCATCTTTCTCCCCTTCACCCTGCTCTTGCTCTTGATCTGTGCCTTTTCCTTCGCTCTCGTGATCTTCACTTTCTACTTTCTCAGCCGAAGGCTGATCCGCCTCGGGCGGAAACTTTCCACTTTCAACTGTAACAAAATCCGGGTGATCGATCAATTCGCTCTCTTGCTCAAAAGTCAATTCCTCAATTATATTGCCATCTTCATCTAAGTGAAGTTTGCCCGCACTGTTAACGGATGTTGGTACATTTAACGTTAAATTTTTAAGGTATGTATGCTTAATCATTTTTAGCCTCTGATGTGTTTTAATTTATCCCCCTCCGCCGCATAAAACGGAAGAGGGGAATAGAAATTTATTTGTTTGTTAATCCGTTAGGACCAAGCAGTAGAACCCGCGTTCTTTATCATCACCATTTTGTTTGGCGCTGCTAGAATCGGAACTGCCCATAACTTCTGCATCCAACGTTTGGAATCATCAATTCTTGCTAATTCCATTTTTGTCATTGGCAGTAATTGTCTGAAATCGAGCACTTGTTCAAAGTCCCAATCCCATAAGAAAATATTGGTTGCTCCCGGTATCCATTCACCGTTATCGATCTTTGCTTCGGCTGCTGTAAACGAAGTCAAATATCTGTAACTTGTAATTGCGGTAGCGGATGAAAGTTTACGGTAAATATCAAAACTTGTTGCTTCTTGTCCCGAAGGTGAACCGTTATCGGTTAAGGTAAAAGTACAACGTTTGGAAGCTGCAACAACGTTTGTTTTAACTTCAAATGCTGCGCCTGAACCGTATCTATTAACCGGAACAAATGCGTAATCATAAGTTGCCGCGTCAAGCAAGGTAGCACTATCTGAATCAACTGAAATAGTTGCAGTACTTGAGTTCAATGTTGCCGGTGCTTTGCTGTTTGTTGCGGCAAATACTGTCATTGTGCTGTTGGTCTTAGGATACTCTGCGCCTATGTAATTCTGACCTTTGTACTTCAATAAAATATCTGTTTCAATATTTCCTTTTCCGTTTCCAAGTTCAAATCTTTTTGCGCTCGCAATAAGATCACGGGCTTCGGAGCTTCCTACCACAAATCTTCTACCGGCTAACAATTCATCGGTATAATACTGAAAATCTTTTGCGCTCATCCAGCATTTTACGTTATTTGGATTCCCCCAGTTATCGGCAATAATTTGTACCGATTCGTTTAAGGTTTCCGGTCTAACTCGTTTACCACGCAAATCAATAGTGTTTTGGGTTACACTTTTTGCTTTGGTCTTAAACTGTTTGTAATAACCATTCCATTCGTAAGGATTACGGGCAGCATCACCATAAATAAGTTTACTGTCGGCGGTTTTCATTATTGCAAGTGCTTTCGCTCTTGTAACAAGCGCTTCATTGTTGGTATTACTCTTTACCATTAATGCCTGTAATGGTACTTTACCAACTGTTCCGATGTATTTCACCTGCTCAAATTCTCTTCGGATATCTTCATCGTATTCATCCGGTAATCCGCCTTCAGAATAAAAATTAGCGTCTCCTACTTCATTCATGGTTACAAATTCCTCAACAGTGCTGGAAGCCTTTCCTTTTCGGATTGCTCTAAAAAATGCCGGGGATGATTCGTTTAGGGTAAGCCATTTTACAACCGGGGCAAGGCTCTCAAGTCTTGTGGCTCCAAATCCGGTTTGATCCGTTGTCCCCATCGCATAACCAACCTCAAGAGCTTTGGCTAAGTCCTGGAGTTCTTTTACTGTTGATGCGCCGCCGAAACTTGATCCGTTTCCGGCTAATTCGCCAAACATTAAATCGTCCATTTTATTTACTCCAATTTTATATTATTAAAAGTTACTTGTTAATTTTTCTTATATATTAACTTTTTACTTGAACATGTCAACAGCTTTTGATTTCACCAACTGTTCAACCGATTCCGGCAATGTTGCCTGTGTACCGCCTGCGCTAAAGTCAACAAGAACAATTTCGTCAACAGATTTTTCTGCAACTAATTTTTCAAGCACTTTAACTTTCTGCGCTTTATTAAGCTCTGCGCCTGTTCCAACGTTCTTGTTGTTTTCAACCCAATTAATGTTGTCCGTCAACAAATTTCCGCCGGAGCTTTTTCTTAGTTTAGAAACTAAGGTTATAAGTCCCATCCGTTGATCCTCAACTTGGTTATTCACCAAATCAAGAGATTTTACCAAATGCTCATCACCGCTAACTTGATTCAATTGTCCTTCGGCTAAAAGAACAATAGATTTTGCCAACAGATCAACTTTTTGATTAATTGCATCCAACGCTTTCAATGCATTCAAAGAAATTTCTGAGGATTTTTCAAGATATTCGGAAATATCTGCCTCTTCTCCGCCTTTGTTCATCAGCGCGATTGATTTTTGCAAACTCTTTTCCTGCGCTTTAATATCAACTTCAAACTCTATTTCAGAGATTGATTTCGCCGTATCAAGTGATTTTTGAAGAGATAATTTCGCCGTGCCCAATGATTTTGCAGCGGTTTCAAAACTTTCGTTCATCTCTCCCTTTTGTTTCGTCTCAAAACTGTCAGCTTCTGCCTTTGCCTGTTCCGGGGTCATGCCTTTGGCTAAACATTTTTTGTAGATATCATTCTTCGTTTCCATTTTTGTAACTCCATTTAGTTTAATGTTATGATCTATTGATTCTTTTCTTGTCGCTCCAAATCCGGTTTGTTCTCCCGGATTGTTGCCGTATCCTACTTCTAAACTTTTCACCAACGTTGCAAACGTTTCTCTGTTTCTTGGCTTGGTTGTAAACACTACATTCACAACTCTTGCCGATACAACTCCGTCTTTACTCTTCGATAAATATTCTCCCTCAACACTCCATCCCGCTTTTTGCATTGCGTTAGGATGCCGTTTATTGAATTCATCCATGTGCTGTAATAAAGTAACTGTGCTTTTTGCAAGTTTTTGCTGTTGTGTTAATTTTTCATCCGGCAATTCCGGGTCAAACCCAACAAGTTCTCCTTCAAAGTTCCAAGATTTTCCGCTCTTCCCTAACTTAGTCGGAAAGCCGATAAAACAATGCGGCTCCGGGATATCCTTATGTTCATATTTAATTTTGCCAAAACCGGAAGTGAAATAACTCCAATCAATACTTTTCATTATTTCATTATCAGTATCCCGGTTCTCTGTAGAAATAGTTCCACCTACCTTAAAAGGCTCGGTTTTACTTCCGCTTTTTACCAAATACGCCGGGGCAAAAAATTCAAACTTGTTATACAAAATTGTTTACTCTTTTTTTTATTGCATATTTAAGGAATGCGTTTCTCTCCGAAGGGTTGAAATTTGAAGAAATATAATTCCTCCCCTTTCAAAAAGGGGAGGTTAGGTGGGGTTTGCTTTAAAAACCAAGAACCTCCAAAGCTTTCAAACTCCGGAGGCTCACAAAAACAAACGTAGATTATGTAAAATATTATGTAAGAAAAATATGTAACCCCAAAACCTTACACTTTATATTAATTTTGTCATTTCGCTTTACAAATAAATTTTCTGATAATTTCGGCTATTCCCTCAACATCCTAATTCCTAATTCCTAATTGATAAAAGTTCTTCCCCCGTTAATTCCTGATATCTCCAAACAAAACCGTAAGTCGCCCTACCATTCCCTAATCTACAGTTTGCCCGTATCTGACTTGCGCTATAGCCTAATTCTTTCTCTATTTCCGTCCCGCTGTTCCATTTTTTTATCAACTTACCTTTAATTGAGTATTGATAAATCGGTTTCTTTACCCTACACGCTTTCCCGATAATATTATAGATAGTACCTTCGCTTACTTTTTCAATCACCGCAATTTCACGTACACTCATTTGAGCGTATTTGCCCTCGCGTAAGTCCTTTATCAATAGCCTATGGTAAATCTCCGCCGCCGGGAAATTCTTCACATCTATTTTATTCGCCAATTTCCGGTGGAACCGATAAACATCTTTTAACACCTCATCCCCATGTAGATCGGAAAACTCTTTTATTAATTCTTCTAAAATTTCATTGTCCACATCACAAATTTCCATTACTATTCCTACGTTTTAGATTTGTGTATCCCGTGAACAAACTCCTTTGATTATGGCGTAATTACGCCGCTAATTTATTCCGTCGTTTTGCCCTCTCATAATAAATTCAGATTTATGATCAAATACGGTTTTTATTCCGTCAAACATTTTATAATAATATTCTTCTCTTTTGTCATCAAACTTAAATTCGCCGGTTAATCTCCATTTCCTAACCAAATCAGCCATCCAAAGAAGATATTCCTCTAACCTATCAGCTCCATCTGGGGAGTCTCTAACTATAAGATTAATACCTGTCCATATCTTTACTAAATGTTTTCCAAACATTTCATCAGATCGTTCTTTATCCATTTTTTAGCTCCTTTGTTTATTAATTATTCTCTTCCAAAATGTTCGTTCTGATCAATGCTCTCATTTGGAATATATGCGTAATCATCCCCATCATTATCAACATAATGAACATCGCCGTTATTTGCGTACTGCCGTTCCCGCGCGTTCATATAATTAATTGCATTCACATAGTCCTGCTCTTCATCTCCCGAAGAAACTTTCTCTCTAATTTCTTCGTTAAAGTTCTCAAACTTTTCTTGCAGCTTGTTCTCATATTGCTGCAATAATTTTGGTTCGTGCTTTTTTAATATCGGGTAAAGCACTTCCCAATATGGACCGGTCAACTTAAAGTTTCCCGTTCCATCTTCCGTTTGTATCCATGTGTTAAGTAATTGCTTAACTTTCTCTCTTAGTTCCATTATGCCGCAACTCCTCTCATTTTATTTGTAAGTATATCCTCTAATAAATCTTTGTTATCACTTTTTATTTCATCAATCGCCCTGGCTCTATCAATAGCCTCGGCAGTAATTAAACTCGGATTGAACCTATACTCTCCGCCGTCTTCCTTTATGTGGTAATTATCAAAAAACTCTGCCCTTAACGCATGGCTAAAATCAGTTTGCTCGTTCCAAGCCTTACCTTGCATAATTCTTTTATAAGTATAATCACTCATATACCCTTTTTCAAACAACCGCTTTAATTCTTGTTTATACTTTGCGCCGGTTGTATGGATGGCAATACTTGTTTCAGTTGCTTCACCATTTAACCGTTTGATCTCTTTCTTAATTGCGTTTTCGTAATTCTCACCATAAATAGAAGTTGCAAAATTCTTATACTTCCTAAATTGATAATAACCCTCTCCCCAATTTTGCTTTGGTTTATTCGTTTTGATCAACTCATTAAGTATCTTTGGAAATTCCGGCTTCTCCTGTGGAAAAATTATTTTCCCTCCTTCGCTTGTAATTTCATACTTTGCATTTTCATAAACTGCTACCTTAAAATCACCGTCCATAGTTTGATACAATACTTCATCGGTATTGTTAAGTTTATCAAGCAATTTAACTTTATTTGCTTGCAAAATTTCCTTTGGCATTTTGCTTATAAAGTTAATTCCAATTTCTTCATTATCATCAATAATTTTCTTAAACATTCCGCCTAAATCCAAATCGGTTTCTTTATACAATGCGCTAAATTCTTTATCTAACTCCTTTGCACTTAGTGCGCGAGTACCTACCATATCACCTTGCGCACCGGCTTTATACGTTCTTATCTTCACTCTCTGGGTAGATGGCGCGTAATCTTCAACAACATAAAACTCTCCGCTTTTACCTTCTAAAATACCACCTACCGGAATTACTTTATTTATCCCCGGTAAAATTACCGGAGTTCTGTCATAGTCAAGTTTCCCCTTATGCTCAAAATTTGCCCCGATAAGTTTTTCCGTCAAACTTCTTTCTTCCTGCTCCATCATCTGATATTGCTTTGAAGTCTTCTCTTCCATTCCGGCTTTTTTCCTTTTTACTTCATACAATCTATCAAACTGTTTATAGTTCGATTGCCGTTGCTGCTCTGCAAGTGCATCTTGTAATTTTTTATTTCTGAATGCCAATAACGCTTTTGCCTGTTCCGGATTATCGGCTAACTCAATCATCATCTCATCCGCTTCTAGCTGAACCTCGTCATCCCAACGGCTCGTTTCACCTTTTAAGAACTTATCAACCATTCCCGCCTTATCCATAATTTTGGTATTCATAAATCCGTCAATACTTCCTTTCGTCAAGTAGTAATGCGTATTTACACTGTCTAATGGATTCCCTTGCCGTATCCCTCTTCCGTTCCCTTGCTCTATCTGTAAATGGTTCCAAGCCGGTTGCAAGTGGTGAATATCGCTTGTCATATAGTTAAAATTTAATCCCTCTCCCATAGTTGCATAATTACCAATTACAACCTTATACTTTCCATTGTTGTAATCTTTGCTTATCTGTAATCTTTTGCTCGAGCTGCTAACCGTTTTTCCGTTTACAATTATTATTTCGTTCTCCGGGATACCCGATTTTATCAAATCATTTTTAATCTTATCGTGTAAAGCTGTGTTGATGGCGAAAATAATTTGTTTGCCTCCACTCTTATGTATTGATAATGCATTCTCATTCAACTGCGCGAACTTCTTTAAATCACTATGCTGTTTAACCAAATCATTGTCAACCTTTTTAGAAAATTCACTGCTCTTTTCCTGATACCAGGGCAAATCACTCGTTGCTTTTATCAAATCTTGCTGCACCTTAAAAAAGTGATCGTCCATTGGTGTATCGTCCGGACCAATCCATTTATTCAACTCAATATATTTAGGCAAGTATTCATCATTAAAATAATTCAATACTTTAGTAGCTTCATCTTGATTAATTAATCCTTTACCTACTTTTTCCTGTAACTTATCAGCATTAAAATCCCACGTCTTATTATCCTTATCATATACACGGCTGCTTAACATCCATAACCTTAACTTGCAATGCTTCACTATTTCTTTTTGCCCTTCATTCAGATCACTCAGCACATTCGCCGCTTTCTCTTTCGGGAACTTTATATTTGCCTTTACACTTTCAACATCATCCTTTGTCTTATAATCAACAAACCTAAAGAAAGTATTTCTTAATGCCTCAGCCGATTTCCATCCCGAAAATTTATTCTTTACAATAACTCTTCCGTCTGCATTTGTAGTTGGAATGTTATCAATATCTGCAAACCTTGCAACAAAGTCATCCATGTTTTGAACTTTTAATTTTTCGAGTTCTTTCTCCGCAAACGGCACCATCATGTTAAAAACTTCTAAAGGCGAATTACTTATCGGTGTTGCCGTCAAACCATAATAGCCCATATCATTATTCTGCCCGCGTATGATCTTGCTTGCAAATAAATTGTGCATTGCCCTTTGAGATGTGCTGCTATTCACTCCGCTAATTTCACTTTCCATTGGAACTAATAAGTTTTTCGTGTCGTGGCATTCATCTCTCACCAACATATCAATACCCAAATTATCAAGATACACTCCCCCCATTGGATCGGGTATGTTCATCATTTCGGAAAGATTCTTTAACAAAGTATCTCTTTTCTTTTTCACACTTTTTACCTGTTTGCTATCCTTATCGGCAAAGTCTGATAACCGGCTTCCTTCCGGGTAATACTTATCCATCAATTCGTTAAGCATGTTCTTCTTAGTTTCCGGTGAAAAGTCAATTGTACCGAACAAATCACGGCTCATTAAAATCATGTCAAAATCTTCATTTGCTGCACGTTGCAATTTCAATTCTTTCTCTTCACGGCTTTCTTCAATCCAAGCGCCGGTAGAATCTTTTTTGTAACCAACTAACAAATAATTTACCCCTTGCGTCCACTTCTCAATTTCCGCAACCCAATTTAACAACACCGATTTCGGAGAAACTATACACGGCTTATTTGCCCTTCCCGTCTCTTTACTCAACAAAGTTAAAGTTAATGCTTCAAGGGTTTTTCCTAAACCCACACCATGCGCTATCATACCTTTGCCGGATTCATACATCCGTCTTACAGTTGCCCATGTATGCCCGCCCGCCTTATCTCTTCCGCTAATATCTTTTCCGCTTGCATCTTTACCAACTACTCTATCATAAGCAAAATGCTTTATTCCCTCTATCGGTTTTTCGTCATACGTTTTTTGTGTGTATGAATTAAACAGCCTATTATAAGTATCTGCAATTTTATCAGCTTCTTCACTATCGGATAAATACTGCTTAAAATCTGTTTCAAGCTGTAAGACTTGTTCTTTTTTGGCTATTCCTTCCTCAGTCCGCAACGCCGGTAAACCTAACCCATTCATCTTATTTAAAATCATAAACAATAAAGGATGCTCATCTTTATTAAAGAGATCCCGCAATTCTTTCTTTACACTTGTTGATTTTCCCTCTTTCGTAATATCTGCATAACTTAAATATAATTTTGCCGAACTCTCATCAACCGGAAGAATAAATCCGCTCTTTTCATCTTTGCGTAATTCACCTAAGAAATGCGCCCCTATCTTTTCTTCCAAATATTTGTTCAAAATTCCAATATCGTAAATAGTCCCTGCATCGCTTAACATTATCGGCAGTTGCTTTATCTCCCTTATGTTCGCTCTCGTCTTCGCCTCAATTATCTGATCTTCTAACTTTCGCATTTTTTGCGCGTTAAGTTCTTTTTCTTTATCGCTTAACTTTTCGTTCTTGGATTCCTTCTTCAGTTCTGTCCGTTGCTTTTCCCAGGCGTCTATTTTTTCATAAATGTAACCGTAAAGGACTTCCTCTTTCGGTTTATAATTTCCCTCTTCATCAAAATAAATTTCATCGCTGTATGCAAGCTCTCTTTCAATATCTCCATCCCCTTCATACTCGCCTCGTATCGTTTGATAATCCGTAGGAAAATTATTTGCAAAAAGAAATCCGATCACCGAAACAATATCGTTCCGGTCCACCGTTCCTATTTCGCTCTTCGTTTGATAAACTTTATAAAAAGACAGCGGATCATCAAACATCTTGATAGTGTTCCCGTTCTTATCATAGCTACCTGCTAAATCCAAGAGTGGCGCGTTTCCGCTGCTTCTAAAAAATTTATTCAACTTCAAATTATCAATTGGGTGTCCGTACTTTTCAATAAAATCCTTCAGTAATATTTTCAGTTTCCCCGCTTCCATTTGCGCCTCTTCAGCGGATAATCTTCCGTCTTGCAACTCTTTTCTGAAATCCTTTACTGCTAAACCAAGAATAACTCCCTTTGTTAAATATTCGGTCTGAAAATCATTCTTGCCGTTGTATCCATCCAGCTCATTAACTATCCTTGTTTGTCCGAACAGTTTAAGTTGGTCCTTATTCAATCCGTACAAATAACCGATATCCTCACTCTTAATTCTCCATTCATCCCAACTCTTAATACCAAGCTTTTGTACATCTTCCGGTAAATTCTGTAATACTATTTCCTGATCTTTTAATCTTTCCCATCTATGATTTTTATTAAGAATATAAGTTCTTCCGTTTAATATCTTTACATCTCCCGGCTCAAGTTCTTTTTCCAACTCACCATACTTGCTAACATCAATACCTAAACTACTGTAATCCCTTGCATCATGGTTTAATAATTCACCGACTTTTTCCAAATCTTCCTTTGTAACATCTCCCTTCCAGATCTTCATTCCGAACATTCCGCTCGTTTCCGTACCTAACGCAAACTCCGGATTATTCTTAAAGAAATTTCCCGAAACAAAATCTGCATCCAAAACCATATCATCATAAGCCTCACCAAGTTTTTCCTTTGGTAGATTACTTAAATGCTCTATCACTTCCGGCGGTCTTTTCTTAAAGAAAACTATATCTGTGGTTACTGCTGCGTCTGCATGTTTAAAGGCTCCGGTTGGTACTCTTATCGCTCCAAGGAATTCCCCTTTTTTGTTTATCTCTCCCCGCCATTGATTAAGTTGATTATCCATTATAGATGTTGGAACAATCATTGCCATTATTCCCCCCGGTTTCAACATATCCAAACCTCTATCAATAAAATATTGCTCGTGGAATTTTATATCACTCTTCTCCCTATCATCCATCGCGCTCAATCCTCTTTTACCAAACGGACAATTCCCAACAATAGCGTCATATTCTCCCCCTTCTAAATCCGCTCCCATGTTTTCATAGTCTTTAATAAACTGCTCGAAGCTCTGTATCCTTATATCGTGCTCGTTGCCGTGTAAAATCTGCCCGATGCGTCCGCTCGTTTCTTCAATTTCAATTCCGGTAACAAGCGCTTTCTCCGGTGCGGTCTCAATAAAAATCCCCGTTCCCATTGATGGCTCTAAAACATTTCCTCCCTTAAAACCTAACTTCCCTATCATATCCCAAATAAATTCCGCTTCATCCTTACGTGTGTAAAACTCATTAAGAGAAATATCCTCAATAGTATCGCCCAACAATCCGCCGCGCCCGGTGTACTGCGCCAAAAGCTCTACATCCTCAGCGCTCATCTCATCGTTTTTCTTTGTCTTTAATAACTCCTCAACCCTGGCGTTTATCTCTTTCCGGTTCTTCTTCCCCTTAACAACTTTAATTTCCGCCTTCGGCTCTTTTCTCTCTTCTTTTGGCTGATTGAAAAGATCGTCCTTTGTTTCCGGCTGCTCTTTTGGTTTTATCGGTTCCGCTTTTGGTGGTCTGCTTTCCGCCCTATTGCCTACTGCCGACTGCCGACTGCCGACCGTTACCTTCTTATCAAACAACGATAATTCTTTCGGTTTACTCTCCTCCTTATCCGCACGGAACAACCGCTTTACAAGAGGATTCTTGTTACTCCGCCTCACCTCGTAAGTGTGCCCGTCCTTCTGCTTTGTTTGTCCTTCGATAACTTCATTCTCAAACATTCCCAACTGCGTACCGAACGCTTTTAACATTACCCCAAACGCTTTAAGCAATTTCGGTTTATCTAACGTTGCTAACGCTTTTTTCTTAAACTCATCAAAACTTATTTCTTTCATGCTGCCAAAAAACTTTGGACTGTCATACTGCTTCAAATATGCAGTCTTCGCTTCTTCGGCAGTGTCAAAACCCAACATACATTTTTGCTCATCAAACTTTCCGGTTAACGGATTATTCTGATCAACAATAAAAACTTTTTCACTCTCTCTGTTATCGCCTATATAACAATCGATCTTCTCACCGTCCGAAACACTTTCCGTCCGCCTTATGTAACCATAAGGGGCGTGCATGAACGTTTCCCACTTTGTCCCATCATCATTCACCCCGCGCCGTATGCTTCCCTTTTTATTTTCTATAGCAATATCAAGCCCTTTAAAATAAATTCTATCCTGAAGCTTAAAAGTCTTTCCCGCCTTTAACTTATCGTCAAGATTTTCAACAATTACTTTACTCTTTGCTATTGTAATTCCAAATATTTTCATTACGCCGCCTCGGTCTTGATGAATAAATTAAATTGATCTTCATTCCCGGCAACTTCTTTTTTCTCTCTATTTATCCAGTAACTAAACCTAGCTTCACCTATGGTTATCCATGCCTCTTCCAACTCACAACCCTCATAATTTGTAAACCCCGCTAAGTATCCTCCTATCACTTCGGAAAAGGTTCCGGCAAAAGGATAAAGTATTTTCTGTTCGTTCGGTGTCTTGAACAGAGATAAAATTCTTTTGTTTAATGCAATTGGCTTTAATGTGGGATGATTATTTTTAACGGTTGAAATTCTATTCATCCCGATGTGAGATTGCAAATATTCAGTCTCGCCGTTTCGCTCTGCCTGTTGCGCTCCTCCGCTTCGTGCCATTAAACTATCTTCCAACTCATTCAGTCCGCCGTTGCGCTCTGCCTTACTTACTTTTGGATAGTAAAAATAAATATCATGCTCTTCTTCATCATATTCACACTTGTGTAAAATTTTACTGCATCCGCCGGTATCTGAAATTCCGTTTGGTAAGTCTGTTTTATCTTGCCCCATTGCACTTAGAAATTGTACCGAACCGTTTTTGCGTACATAGTCCCCTTTCCCTTTTTGCAATTCTCCACTTTGTCTATCCAATACTGCACACGGGCAATTAGGATTAGTATGTATCTGCCCGCTTCCTTTATCATTATAATTACTTGGTGCTTGCGGTTTATCCCCATTAAACATTGATGTTTCTTTGTTCTGATACTCTTTCCCGCTGTAACTATATGGCTGTGCCTCATTTTTTTTAATTACTACTTCATCACAAATGCACTCAATAAAAGTTTGCGCCGGGTAACGGCCGGGAGGATTGTAATTCTTTTGCTCAATCATTGAAAAATCGCCGTTTGGCATATCCCATTTATTCATAAAATCTACGGCTTTTTTATAATCCGGTTTTCCATCCTTCCGTATAATAACTTCACTCCCTAACGCATACGGCGGATCTTGGAATAATATATCAGCGTAGCAATCTGGTTTTTGTTTCAGAAAACATAAACTATCACAACACTGTATTTTGTTTTGTTGACTTTTCATAATCAATTAAAAATCTTTCAAAAGTTATTTCATCCAAATAAGAGGCTCTCTTCCCCTTTTGCTGGTATTTCTCCCTTTGTCTGCAATCCCTAACCAATACGGTTCTATTCATCTTTTCTCTAAAAAACATATACCCGACTTGTCTTACATCTAAAACTGCTAATGCAAATCCATCAAATTCTTTTGGGTCATATTGCCTTTTCCCACCTTTCCCCGCTCTTCTTATACCGAACTGATATACGGGCGTAACGTATCTTTGTTGGAGTATTCTTGGTCTTTGTGTCGCCTTAACTTGTAACTTTATCAACCGACCATTATAATCAACAACTATATCATAATTTATTCCTTGGTCAGTCAAAAAGCACTTAAATCCCTTTGAGATTAAGTCCACCATTACAAGATATTCACCGGCTCTACCAACATTTAATTCATTTGATTGATTTTCTATTCTGCCGTTCATTCCTAATTCCTAATTGACAATTCGTAATTAAAAAAAGTGGTTAGTCACACATTACTACTAACCACTTACAATCGAACTAATGAACTAAACAGTTGGTTTCCAAATGAACTGAAGCTTGCCTGTTAACGGAGTAGTAATTGTTGCAGTAGGATTAACTATTCTAAGAATAAGTTTTGTCCCGGCCGCTATTACAACCTCAGCCGCATCAAGCGTTAAAGTCGCAACATCGCCAACCGCCGCGCCTGCTAAAACAATTGCACCGCTAACGCCAACAATGTCGGTGCCCGCTAACAATTTTACTTCCGGTTCGTTGCTTGTACCGGTATTAACAGCAGTGGTGATGAACTTTGCCTCAAGTATTTCTAACTTGCACGGCGCTACAAAGATGTGCTCGTTTGTAGTTACGCCCGTTGCGCCCGCTGCCAATGCGGCCGAAACGTTTACATAAGGAAGATTCTGCAAAAGGTCTAACGCTTTTACAGTGTCTCCTTGATTCATAAAGTCCTTTGCTAAAACTTGAGCATTGGTTAATAGGGGGAATTGTGCCATGGTCTTTCTCCTTTTAGAGTTTTGTTGTTTGTTATGTTAATTCATATAAATTCTTATATGTTAACTTAAATATTCTTTCTTCCTTTTACAATAAAAAAGTTTCATCCCTCTTCTTTTTCTTCAAAATTATTTTCCTCGTTATCTTTGTGCCCTTCGTTATGGTTGCATCCGTTCCATCAATATCAACACCATAATCTTCTTTAATTATTCTTTTTAATTGTTCGGTTAAGCCTTGTAATGGTGTAAAAACAATATCATTCTCCTGCCCCTCTATTGGTTCTGTATGCGGATTCCCCTCTATGATACTTTTGGGGATCTTATTTGGAAATGCTTTGCAAGTTAACCCTACAGCATTTTTCCCGTGTTCACAACAAGCGCAAATTGGAAGATACATTACTTCTCCTTCTGTTTATTATAAAATTCCATGAGTATTCTCTTAGTTATCTCATTGCCTTGCCCCGCATAATCAATTATAAATGCACAAGCCTCCTCATCCATTTTATTGTTCTCAGCATATTTACAAATTAAGTGTGCATCTTCACTCGCCGTTCCTTCTTTTGAAATTTTATTAATATAATCGGTATCATAATTTATGTGTTGTAAAATATGGGCGAACTCATGCGTTATGATTATTTTTACCGGTGTCAATCCAACTTTGGGTAAAAATCCAAACTCTATTTGTTGTTTTATCCTTACTTCGAAATCTGATTTGTTCCGAAACTTTCCGGCATCAAGATATAATGTTAGCCCCTCATCTTCCATCCTTTTTACAAATGCTATTGGACTTTTCCCCGTGCCGGGGATTGATATAGAAAACGCCTTTATAGTAATCTTTTCTTTAATTTTATCTACACCATACATTTCGCAAAGTTTGTTGAAAGCTGATACAACTTCACTTGCCAACTCTTTATCAATTTCTTTAATGCTCGGGTGAATAAAATTCTCCGTCTCCGTTTGCGGCACTTGCTTTTTGTTTTTCTCTTCACTACTTTTCGTCTGTGCTTCGGCACGTTTATCACTGCCTAAGTCATCCGCTCCGCTTTTGGCGTTCGGCTCTGTCTTAAGCAATTGTGGTTTGCTTTCATTTGTAGCTGATGTTTCCGAGGAAACATCAGCTTTTTTTTCTTCTATCTTCTCATTAATAAAGTCTATAATTTCTTCCGCCGTTGCATCTTCATCAAAATGATATTCGTTAGGTATTTCATTTTCGGATCGACCAAACCGCTTATACGTTGGGTCTTGGTTGGCAATAACAATAGACAAACCTGGTCTGTCCCCATCTCCACCAATACTATAATAGTTCCCCGTATGATTAGCAATTCTTAATCTCATAAATTCTATTGTATCCCCTTCTGTATCAAACTTTATTGGGACGTCAACATATTTCCCGCCGAACTTATTTTGTACATCACTTAATATTTCTTCCGTTGTTTCATTAATTGGCTTTATAGTTCTGCTATCAATAACGTTTCCCCCTCTGTTTTCATCATATTCAACAAAATTCGCCACACTTTTCTTGTCGGGGAATTTTTCTTCAAATTCATCTTGTGATAACGTCTCATATAGTTCTTGGAACTCTTTCAATTTCGCTTTATCAAAAGTTGGTTTATGCTCGTAGAGGTTTACATCCTGTTCTCTGTTTTCAAATCCTTCAACTCTATCACTATCGTCCAATTCTTTTAGTGCTTCCATTTTATCGTATCCCCAGTAATTTATTTCTGGATTTCCGTTTTCATCCGTCCAATTTTGCACTTCGTAAATCGGGAAATTTAATTGTTCAATTACATCTTTAACTTCATCATAAAATAATGGTTCGTCGCTTTTATCAAAATCGGATGGACGCGGCTTCCTTTTTGTTTTCGTAGCTATAACAGCCCTTATCGATGGATCATTTTGCAACCCAAGTTCAACTCGTTTTTTATAAAGAGCAGAGTTTTTTGTTTTTGAATTAATCTCTCCTTTTGACTGTTTATCTTCTAATTCTTTCTTGAATTTATTATAAAGTTCTTGTTTGTTCTCACCCCCTTGTTTTTTGTCATTTGTTGTTTGTGTTTTGCTCTCTACGGCTTGCCATCTCTTCACCGCCGGGTTCTTCTTACTTGGCGCTAAAACATTCTTTGCCATGTCCATAGATTTCATAAAAACTTTTTTACCAAATATAAACATTTTTCTACTAATCGATTTCAACACATGCTGCGAATTATATTCTCTTTCTAAATCCGGGTATTTATCTAGAACTTCTTTGGGAATTTTATGCCCAACCTTAATCGCATCTCGTATTTGTTGTTTATATGCCTCTTCGGTATTTACTCCGTTTTGATATTTGGGTTTAAATATCCTTGCAAATGCCGCTTCCGGAGGAAGCCCGCCTGAAAACATATCCCCTTCCATGCTTAACTTATATTTACGGATAAAATCACTTATTACGTTTTTCTTTTCCTTCTTTCCGTTTTCCTTCGTTACTTCTCTTATCGGGTCTGCTAATAGATCAAATAAAGCCAATTCTTCCTTACTCCCCTTCAACGGTTCAAATGCGTCATTGGCGGCTTGCTTAACAAAATCATCCGGCGATTTAAAATTATCCTTAACCGCTTCATACTTCGCCAACATCTTTACCGCTTCCTGCAAGTGAGGAACAAGATCACCCGCTTTCCCCTTCAGCGCAAAAATATCACCAAGACTTTTAACCGTTCCCGCTCTTGCCGCTTCCGGTATCTTCTCAAAATGCTGGCTGCTCTCTCCCAATACCGATTGCGTAAGTATCTGCTTAACCTTTTCTTTGTGCCCCGCATCCATCTTTCCGCTCTTCGGGTCAATATACAAGTGCGCTTCATTCTCCGGGATAATTTTCTTCTTCAATAACTCACCTACTACATCCGGTCCGATCTCATCCAAATACTGGTTAAGCGATTCATGGTTACCCTTGGTAAACATATCGGCTAAATTATTTATCGTTGCGTCATCAATCCTCGTTGCCTTTCCCTTTGCTGCTTCCCGTTCCTCTGTAGCAAGCATTTGAGAAGTATTGCTTATCGCTCCTAATCGTTGCGCTTCCTTTTTATCAACATTCGTTCGCCTTACCAATACCGGCTGTTTCATCTTCTCAACATCATCGCGGCTAAAACCATACTTTTCAGCGTTCTTTAAAAGATCACTTCGGTATTTCTCACTTTTATTATTTAATGCGATAGATAAATTATTCTCTGCAAAATCTCCATTCGCATATTCACTAACAAATTTTGATTCATCTGCACTTAATTTTCCCTCTTTAACAAGAACATCACTTCTACCCCCTCCAAGATTATTTTTGGCATATTTTATAGCGGATTCTTGCGTATCTTCTCTATGCGGCATTATCCGCTTCATCAAATCGAAAATTTTCTTATCCGCATCTTTTGCACTTAAATTTTGTTTTTTCTCACTTCCGTTTTTATTCCCCATTTGTCCATAATGAAGTTGCACCCCCAATGCTCGCCCGTTCCCCGCAATTACGTTATAATCTTCGTCAACAATAGGTGCGCCGTCCTGGGCGGTCTTACTGTCGCTTAAAAAGTCAAAATTCGGATTCGTTGCTATCTTATTTATTTGTGCTATACTTTGCGGGGTGCTGCGGTCTCTATTCTGCGCGTCTGATATTGTGTAATCTTTGTTCGGCGTTCCATCCGTTTTATGCGATGCAATTATTTCATCAGCTTCAACTATCTCATAACTTCCGCTCGTTACATCCTTATCATCGTTACCAAAATAAATCTTCACCGGGTCTAAATTACTTATAATTCCCTTACTCTCTTTTGTCGGCTCAAACAAACCTTTCCCGTTAATCGTTTTCAACTCATCAAACGTTATACTTTTTTCATCTCCCCCTTCATGGTAGAAAACTTTATCTTTTGAAATATCCGTAATAGGTAAACGCTTTTCTCCCAACTGTAATTTCTTAACAGGTCCATCAATTGAAGTCTGCCAGCTCATCTTTTCCGGTTTAAACTCACTCTTTATCCTAAACGTTCTTCCTCCCGCTTCAATTTCTTTGCTCGCGTGAAATCTATTTGCCCCAATTTCAAAACCCCGCTCCTTATGCAACTTTTCAAAATCGGCAAAATCTTTTGTCCCTAAAACTTCCTTATTCTTTTTATCCCTTTCAGATTGCAATTCGGTTAATCGTTTCTTCTCCTCTTCGCTTTGCAAAGGCTCATCTTTTCTTCGCGTCCATCTGCTCGGTCTGCTTCCTCCCCGCTTCTCAAATCTTGCCCGTTCCTCTTCCGTATATTCCGGCTTAAAACTAAATGTTCGCGCCGGTTCTCTTACCGTTTCAATTCCATTCACCCCTCCCGATCTTTCAACTATAACATTCTTTCTCTCTTCGTCTCTTTGTTGTTTCAAATCATTATTATAATCTTTGTGAGAAAGGAACAATCCCCGTTCCTTGGTTTCTGCGTCTTCCAAACTGTACCCGTCATCCGTAATATCCCTAATTTTGTACTTCTTCCCCATAAAGTTCATAGTATAATCTTCTTTTCCGTCAACCATAAAACTAATATTCTGATCCTCCGGGTTGTAATTCCATCTTACCGTTCTAAGTCCGTTTTCTGTTTCAACGCGCTTTACCATTTCAAGATCGTTCTTTCGTCCAAATCCCGTTTTCTGTGCCGCGCTAACAAAATCTTTATACCCCGGCTGCTCTTCATAACTGATATTGTAATTATCCGCTCCTCCTTGACCTACTCTTCGCTCTGCTTCACCCTGGTAAACATCGCTATACTTGTTTAATCTGCCCTCTCCTCCGCCTTTGGCGGATTGCGGTTCGTATTTCTCCAACTGCTTTTCAAGATTGATCACCTTCAGCTTATTATCTGCCGTGTTTATTAATGCCGCTTTGCCCGTTATCCTCAATATCTTTGCATCATTCCCCTCATACTGTATCGTGTCTCCTTCCTTCATCAGTTGATGCTGCTTAACCTTTTCAACATGCTCTTTCTTGTTGATCACTTTCATTTCCCCGCCAAAATTTACCGCAAGCATATTTGTTGTGGTTTCCGTTATCCGGCCAAGTTTATTATCTTGTCTAACTACATCACCTACCTTAAAATCTTCTAACTGATAATCCGCGCTGCCTTTCGCGCTTTCTCCTTCAACAGATTTTCCGGCTTCATCTCTCCATTCCTTTTTACCGGAAGGAAGTTCATACAGATAAATATATCCGTCTCCATTCTTCGCCGGTTTACGTTCAAGATATTTGTGGTTTGGCTTCATTCCTCCCTTTGCGTTCCATGCCGTTCCACCTCCTGCTGACTGCCCACTGCTGACTGCCGACTGATTAATATTAAACACTTTCGGAGTTTTAAAAGCTACCGCAACTCCCTTAAACAAAAGTCTTTTTGAAATTGTTAAATTCGTTTCTGTAATTCCTTTTAACATCAACGTATTATTGAAAATCCCTTTTCCTTCAACCTTCGCCTCAACCTCTTTTCCGTTTATCGTTTTAATAAAGGTAACTATCTTTCCCTTTCTCAATACTCTGTCCGGATCAGTTAATACATCCCTAATAATTTCTCTCTCACTCTTCACCAATACTTTCCCGGCAATCGTTTCAAACTTCCCCGATACTTTCATCTCTTCTTTATCTTCCGGCACCGCTTCGTGTTGGTCCAAACTCTTTAACAAAACATTATTTAGCTCTTCCCTTTTTAACCTTTTAAGCTCACTCCCCTTTTTAAGAATTACAAAATTCTTCGAATAATCCACAACCTTTCCAAAATTTGTGTTCATTCCCTTTTTTACACAATTTACCGGTTTACTATTCAGTAAATGCCCTGCATCATCGCGCGTAACAATGCAGTTACACTCAATAGACTTAGTAACAAATCCCCCCTCATAATCCGGTAATTTATATAAAAACATTCTTCTATTTCCTAATTCTTTGTAATATTTTGGATTTTTTGCGCTAACTCATGCTGCCCTATCAACACTAAGATAATCGATACAATAACTCCCGCTAAAATTATTATCGGCAATAATTTTGAACTCCACCAATTCAACTTGCCTATCCCGCTCTTAAACCCGCTATCCATATGGTCTGTAAGCTCTTCCCTAATTTTTTTTATTTCCGCCTTAAAACTTTCTTCCATCGCTTTTGTTTTCTTCACTCCATTGTCATAAAGTACCTGAAATAAATCCTTCCTCTTCCATCCTACCTCTTTGCCGTCACTCCCGCCGTTTACAATGTAAATAAGATCAAATGAATCAAGTTTTTTCATAATCATATTGTGACTGTTCCTAATCTCTTCCTTAAACTCGTTGTAATCCGCTTTAAAGAATTCATTGTTAAATTCTTTTGTAAGTTCGTCTTTTCCATCCGCCATTGCTTTGTTCCTTTCATAAAAACAATAAAATAATAAGTGAAGTGATTAGTAAACCGATCTTTAAAACCGGATGAGCAAAAACATCAAATGCGCTCGCGCTCTGTCCGCTTATAAAAAAGATATTCTTATTTCGCGCAATGTTTATCGACCCGTCATAAGCTATCCAAAAAACTGAGGCTATTAAGAAAACCACCTTAACAGCCTCGCCTATGCCAATCAAATAGAACGATAGGCAAAAACCAAACACTATTGCAAATATCCTCTCAAACAGTTGGAACCAATGCCAGAGCTTACTCAAAAACTTATCCCGCAAAATATCCGTTACCACGTAACGTTCTGCATATTCAAAACTTTCTGCCAAAGAAGCAAACAACACAAACAACAAACCTGTTATAATTGCCGGTATCATTTCTTTTTTCCCTTTCCCTTAATCGTTTGCGTCCCGTTCTTTACCTTTTTAACAATCCTCTTTCTCGGTTCATGCTTCTCAATTACAACCGGCTTAACTTCTTTACCGATATTCGGAAACAACCCCTTAAAAAACACTTTTATTTTATTCATTAATTTGTTCATAACGTTTTCCTTTCCACTTGCTACTTTTAACTAATGTTCTCTTCATGCCATTTTTCCCAAGCATCTTCATCCTCAACCCTCAGCCTTATTTGGTTGTTGCTATCAACCCATTGAAACTTAGGATTAAAATGCACCCATCTGCATCTGCAATTTGGATGATCTGGAATCGCTGGCATTGAAAATTCATGATGTTCTTTATCGCGCAAATTATCTTCTTTGTTCCCTCTGTGCTTATCAATACGTTTTCGATTGCTCGTACTCCGACCAAAATTATTCTTCCCCGCCCAAACTTCCGTTTCCCAAACATGCGCCCATTTCTCATATTCATCCCCTTTCATGTTGCTGTAATCCGGCGGCGCGTTCTTCCTTACTTTGTACACCTGCCCGTTGATCACTTCCGTACAATGTCCGCAAGCGTCCGGCATGCTCATTCCAACAACGTAATCACCTTCCGGTATCATCGATAAATAACCATTTGCAAAAATCGAATTCGCTTCGGTTATACATACTCTTTTCCAATTCCGGTTTAACTCCCCAACATCATCCTTGCTCAGCTCACGGAGTTTTGTAATTAAGTCCTTTGCATCTCCATTTCTCTTAACATTTTCAACAAGCACCTCACGTACCGTCTGGATGGTGCTTTGCGTTGTGTTCGTCATCAGCACGGCGCTTTCCTCTACCGCCTGCTGTAATGCCATTGCCTCCTCAATACTAAGTCCGTACTGCTTTGCCGCATCAGTTACATATTTTGGTAAGCTGCTTAAATTTCCAAGTTTAAAAATTTGTCCGGTTAAATCAGTATGCGCTAAATATCTCCCCATCACATACGCGCGTAAAAGCCAAACCTTAGCCTCATTTATTCTTGTATTAAAAAAGGTGTTGATAAAAGAATCAACTTGCTGTAACTCCTCGGTTGTAAAAGTTGCCCGTGCGTCAAGGTTATAGTTCTTCTTCAGAAATGATGTTAGCTCTTTATAAAATTCATCGGGTGAAATAACCTCTTCAAAAAGAATTTGCTCAATCATTCCTAATTCTTTTAAATGCAGAATTTTTCCGTCAAGCGGCGAAATTAACATTACTCAACTCCTCCCAAATATCCTTCGGCTTCGCGTAATATCCATTCTACTTCACTTGCATTTATCCCGGTTTTATCCGAAACTTTCTTAACCATTTTAAGATATTTTTCTTCCGATATCGTTTCTCTCTTCACCTCTCGCTCTGCTCCCGTTCCTTCCTCTTTCTTTATCGTTGCAATTATCGGCTGCCCAAACACACAGTTAGAATAATGAAAATTATTCACCGTTCCCTTTGTTTCAATCCCCTCTACTTCTAAAACAGTCTGCCCCCAAATTTTAATTTTTATCATTGCTGCAATTCCTTATCGATCTCGACATTACTTGCACCTTTGTATTTTTCAATCAACGCTTTATCATCATCCGTTAATTCTCCATCTCCGTTCTGTTCTCCTTCTGCGCCCGGTTCTGCTCCCGGTTGTCCTGGCATTCCGCCCATTTGTTGCTGCTGCTCTGCCGTTTGCTTTTGCGCAAAAGATTGCATCTTAAACTGTACTGCCGCTCTTATTATCTCACTATTCACTCCGGGAATGTCAAAAAGATTCGTCTCCTCATCAATCATTAAAGTGTATTTCTCTTTATCCTCTTCAGCCAAAACATCATTAAAACTTTTAAAAGTCTGTAAGTTCAACTTTGTTATTTCTTGCTTTAACTTCTTATCCTCAATCTCAAATCCGGCAAAATCAAGTTCAACCTTCATTTGCGTCAACTGCTGAAAGAGGTTCAATCCGTACTTGTCCGTAACGTTAAGTGAATCCTTTAAGTGAGTAAGAAAAGTCCTTTCACCCATATCCCTATTTTCGTTTACAACGCCGTCCGCACTCTTCTCCCCTATACTTTGCGGTCTTATTGCGTCACTGTGTGCGCCTAAACTTACTTCACGCGGATCTGTTCCACTCAACCGGCAAAAAATGGAAAACAAAAGTGTAATCCAAAGATGGTATTCCATTTCGCGACTGTTCCCGCCTATGCCTACCCACTTACCGTCCCCTTTCTCACTGTTCAAACCCATTATCGGAAATCGGTTCGGTGCGGTTCCGCCCATGTAGGCGCTCATTACCTTTTTCAATTTCTCTAACTGCAACGCTCCAATGCCGCCGCCTGTAAACAACACAAACCCTTTTGGTAATTTGTTGTTCATAAAATTACTTGCGTTCATCTTCAGCGCGTTAATAATGTAAGTTAGAATGGTGATCGATTGTTCAACTATCCCGTAACCCCTTTGTGCAAACCTAAAATCACTCCTGGTAAAAAAGTGAAACTTTCTTACGTTGTAATCCGTTGCCGCTCCTAACCGGCGGTTATTGTAATGCAACACATAATCCGGTTCAACGTTTTCCTCGTCAAGAAAAGCTCGTTTACCCGTTACCATTTCTTCCCAATTCTCCATGTACGGTGTCATAAAATCATCGCCCAACCTCCAATCCGGGTGTATCCTCGTTTGCTTTAGCACCGGCTTATAAATAATCGGGTCTTGTAAATGTATAGCTATAGGATCGCCTAACCCGTCACGGCGTATCTCTGCCGTTATATCATCAAGATCAAACCAATCCTCATAAGCGTTCCCAATAAATTTGGCGAAGTTTGCCCAACGGTCATTTGCCGGGAAAAAAAAGTTCTTAAAAATCTTGTCTTCCCAAACTCTTAACCTTAGCTTTTCATCCTTTGTTGGTGCGTAATCGGGATCGCTAAAAATAAGTTTCGCTCCGCGCTGTATCCCGTCTGACTTTGGCACCCTTCCGTATTGCGCCAAACCAAGCCTACGCTGGTTCTTTATCAGTCTTCCCGCTTCCGTACTGCCTGCACGTCTTAGTACACGGTAAGGTACATCACTATTTTCCCAATTGATTATCTTCTGCTGTCCGCTGTATTCAAAAGTAAACCCCTCAATCTCTTGTAACACTGAATTCATCTCCTCCGCAAGAGGAAGAACAATTCCTCCCGATTTCCCTTGCTCGCTCAAACGTTTTTGAAGCGGTTCATCCATCAGCATATCGTCTAACAATTCCTCCGTACTTAGTACATGTTCTTCGGCATCTGTGGGATTTTTTGCGCTTTGATCTAAAAATACGTTCATTGGTATGAGTTCCTATATATTAACAATTCGATTTACTTATTTATTTATTCTCCGAAGGGTTGAAAATTCAACTTTCCTTCTCCTTCCCCTTGGCAAGGGGAAGGGTAGGGATGAGGTTGTCTCTCTGTTGAATTTCCTTAATCACAGCCTTTGCCGCTTCAATTCCTTCTTCCTCAAGCCATCCCAAATCAAGTGTTACACCATAGTCGTACCAACCTTTACTACCCCATTTTTGCAGTAAATACCAAGCGCGTTTATAGTGGATAAAGAAATCTTCTTCGTTAATAATATCTCTTGGTGATTTATACTCGTCACGACAATTATTGTTTTCATCTCTCGAACCTTCGAGAAACACCCGTATCAAAAACATTTTCTCATCTTCTCTCATAATTCTTCCTTCTCAGTAATCAATATTTTGTTTTAAAGATTCAATGTACTGTCCATGCACTTGTTCCATCGTTGGAAGCTTTTCTAAAACGAGATATTCATCATAAGTGCATTCTTCAATGTCATCCCAAGTATCGCCGTCTTTATCTGTCCACGCTAAATAATAATATGTACTTTCTTCATCGTGTTCAGTTTCGGGAGGTTCTCCGGGTTCCCAAACGAACTTCCAAAGATTGTATTCGCCGTTGTATCTTGTTAAGAATACGCAAGCGTAATTTGGTTTTTCTTTTTGCCATAACAGATTTTCCATATTGTTCTCCTTTGAGATTTAGTTTTAATATAATTCTTCACTTATCAATGTCGGTTTATCATCATGCAACATTCCGCTAAACAACTGCCCTTCCCGTTTTGCTATTTGGTAAGCTTCCTTACGATTAACAAAAATATCCGTAGAAGTTAAAAACCCCTGAACATGATCAACCGCGTTCCATTTCTCTCCGCTTAACATAAACACGGTAAAATAGCAGTTATGATGCCGTCTTCCTGTAACCACAATCCCGGTCTCAATATTCTTTGGTTGATGTTCATACTTTTTCCCATCCTTAAAATGTATAGCCGCGCAAATAATAAATTCTCTCATTTACTCAAGCCCTAATTCTTTCAAGTTTACAAACGATCCACCCCGCGCAAATTCATCTGCTATCTGTTGCTGCTTCCACCCCGCATAATCCTCTTCACAAAAGCTGCGAAACTCCACCATTTCTTCAATATCAACCTCTATCTTGTACATCTCCAAAAAGAAGCGGATATAATTTCTCTCATGTGGCGGTAATTTGTTTTCTTGCAGATGCTTCTTTATCACAAAGAATTTTGCTACGGTTTCATCCGTTAATTCTTCTTTCCCTTCTTCCAAGACATTTAATTCTTCTCCGTTTACTTTCATTACTTCATCCTTTCAATTGCAAATTATTCCTATTACAATAGGGATAATTTTCATCAGCCATAACTTTGTTGATGTTAAATGATAATTATTACAATATGGGCATCGATAAATTCTTCTGTTAAACTTTTCAGCATCCCGTAAAGCCGACTTGAAATATTTATAAGCCCTTTTCTTCGTACACATCCTCTTTTTTACTCTTCCTTTTCCCATTCCCGCACCAAAATCTTTTCATAACCTTCAGGATGCTTTCCCAAATATTTCTCCGCTTGCTTCTCTGTAAACGTTCTTCCATACCTCGCTTGCGTTGTATGCCCTAACGATGCTACATAAAACCCGTTCCTTGCATCCCGCAACAAATAAATTATTTCTTCTTTTTTTTTCTTTTTCATTGTTCACTTTCATTTTTCTTATTTATTGTTACTATCCCCATTAAACTTTTGGTCTGTGGATCATATTTCAATTCTGTTTCGCCAATAATTTTGTCACCATCAACAGACCTCAATGGAATTTTTCGTCCATCTGCTTTTCTTAATGATTCCTCGGTATACATCCTACCGTTTTTATCAACTTGATTAGCTTCATTACAAACAACATGTGCGTAAATAACTTTTTTCGGGTGTCTATAAACCTTATCCTCAAAGTCATTCAATTTATTACACACATCTACCACTTCATCTGAGTTTAATGCTCTAAAAGTATGGTTTTCCAATACTCCAACAACCCATTGGTCTTTTCCTATTAAAACTGCGTTGTACATTTCATTTTTCACTTTCATTTAAGATGATATAATCATAATCGTATTTATATTTTATCCCCGCTTTCTTGAACATTTGCTCTAAATCAATAGGGCATAAACAATACTCATCCTTCACCTCACTATTCTCATAACCGTTACAAAGAATTAACGGCACGTCCGGGAATTCTTTTTTCAACTCCCCCACCGTTCCGATTACTTCATCCTCCTTATAAACTATTACACACATCTTACTTTCCTTTCAACTTTATACTTTATACTTGCTACTTTCAACTAAAGAGTTTCTTCTTTCCACTTCTTCAGCGCCGATACTTCCCGCGTTAAGCCCTCAATCTTCTTTACCAACTCACCTTCGTTTATGTTCCTTGGCATGGTAGATTTTAAGTAACTCAACTGCGTTATTACCGATTTCTGTATCTCAATTATGTTTTGGTTCAACCGGTGAACAAAACTGTAAATCCTTGTGTAAACCGCTATCTCTCCCCCCATTACCTCCTTAAACAAAGTCGCGCTTATCTGATCCTTTTTTGCCTTGTTCGCTTCCTTGTCTCCGTAATCTCCCTTACTGTAATTCAGCAGATATTCCGCGTCCGCCTCCATCTTCGGCAAACGGGCAAGGTAAGTAACCAACACACTAAGATAAGTGCTCATAGCGTCTCCGTTCTCGTTATCATATCCACTCGCCAAACCCTCAGCTATGTCTATGGCTTCCTCTAAAATCTTTTCCGCGTCTATGCTTTTTAATTTCTCTTTTCCCATTTGTTCATCACTATTTTTCTGATTGTTTCAAAAGTTAAATATTTATATTCCTCGCGCTGTATTTTGTCTATGCGCTCGGAGGATGACATTTTCTCCGTACCGTTTTTCAATTCTTCGTACCGTTTCTTTATTATTACGTCCCTTACCCTTAACGGATTTAACAACCCATCTTTCATCAATAGTTCGTACTGCTCATCCGTTATTATCTCACCCAACGGATTTGTTACTTTGCTCATCACTTTGCTCATCACTTAGCTCCTTTTTTAGTTGATTAATTTGTTTCTTCAGTTTAACCACGTACATTATTAAATTTCTTATCGCTCCCGGTATCTGCTCAATCAGCCAATCACGGTTCGTTTGGTTTTTATTGTGCTCTTCCGGTCTTACCGCTACACCTAATAAATCCGTGCTCTTCATCCCTACCGTACTCGTAAATACATGATGGAATTCGCTTCCGGGTATTTGCTCTCTCACCAAATCCTTAAACTCCTCATCCCGCTGCGGATTCTGTAACGCTACATTCTTTATCCGCAAAAACAATATGTCGCCGTCACTTTTCAATTAGCCTCCTAATATCATCGGCTATTCTGTACTCATAATTCTTTTCCTTCGTAACGTCCACCGTAAACCGTAATAACGTCCACCCTTCCATTGCTGCAAGAGTATATTTCTTACAATCGTTCGCATAACCTTTCCCTCGCGTATGTCTGCCGTTCGTGTACGTGCCTCCCTCATACTCAATTGCAATGTGATGAGCTGGTAATGCTGCATCAAACCGGAAACGGCGGTCTCTCAAAAACTTATATTCCCTTGTTGCTTTAAACCCAAGTGCGCTCAAAGCCGAAACAATTTTCCCTATAACATCTTCCCCTTTCTTTTTCTTAATCATAATCTTATTCTTAATCGTACTCTCTTCACTTGTCACTTGCATCTTTCCACTTGCAACTTTCCTTTCCACTTGCCTCACCGCCGCCTCCGTCCAGCCCGTAAATCTTCCCATTACGCTGCCTCCTCTTCTTGCTGATCGAAAAGGTTTTGCATAAACGGCGCTAATCTTTTCTCCGCAATCTTTATGTAATCTTCGTTTAACTCTATCCCGATAAAATTTCTTCCACCCCTCAATGCAACCAAGCCCGTTGTTCCGGCACCAAAGAAAGGATCAAGCACTATCGCCGGTTTTACTTTCTCTGTTTTACACTTGCAAGTTTTCTTCCATCCGATTGTTTTGGTTTTTCTTAACTGTCCGTGCTCGTGAACGTAATTTATGTACGCTTTTTGCGATTGAATATCGCCCGGATATAGCGCTTCCGCTTCCACTCTGCTCTCATCTCTTTCCACTACTATGGTTTGTTCTCTCATAAATGCGTTAAGCTGCTGCCCGTGAGATTCATCAGCGTACTTTGTGTTATACATCCGTTCCCCTTGCCGGAAGGTTGGCAACCTTCCGGCAGTCGAATTTTCCGTGTCATATTTTGTTGCGCTTTCGGCTCGTTGCACATTTCCGCTATTAGGCTGTACCTCCGGCATATTGCTAAATTTGCTCACTCTCGTTTTATATTGTTTCTCAGCGTTTTCCCCCTCGCTCTGCCTTCGGCTTTCTTTCTCCAATATCCTTTCATAAGGCTTTCCGCACTCCGCACAAACTCCATGCTCACTCGTTCCGGCAAGTATGCAAGGTTCAACCAACTTTTGAGGAAATGTAGCAAAATGCGCCTCTGCAAACGGCGTTGTGGTTACTTCCCAAACCGAACGTTTATTACGCCCCGAAGGATCACCAACTCCTCGTTTTTGCCCGATATTGGTGTTCATGTTGGCTTTGTATAACGGGTCGTCGGAGTTAAGCGTCTTTCCTCCAATTCTGTCTTTCTGCTCAGACATCTTTTTCAAATCGCTTAATCCACTCTCCGGTTCTTCCCTTATCGCTTCAGCATCGTAATAATACTTTTGGCTTTTCGTTAGTAAGAAAAGATACTCATGCGCTTTGGTCGGTCTGTCTGTTACGCTCTCGGGCATCGGATTCTTTTTGCTCCAAATTATATCGCTCCTCAACCACCAGCCGTCTTGCTGTAAAGCTAATGCAACTCTCCACGGTATGCCTATCAAATCTTTTGGTTTTAGGATGGTGTGTTTCTTTGCGGTGTGCCCTTTGGTTGTACCGTAACTGTCGGTTTTGCGTCCAAAGTTTTCAGTTTCCTCTGTGTGCCCGTTTGCGTTCCCGCTTCCCCAATAACTATCGCCAAGGTTAAGCCATGCCGTTCCGTCCTTCCGCAATACTCTTTTTATTTCACGAAAGATTTGTACAACATGTTCTATGTAAAGCTCCGGCGTTGGCTCAAGTCCAAGTTCCCCTTTCCATGCGCCGCACTTAATGCAAAAACCACTCGTGACAATCAGCTCTGTAATATGTCCTTCGGTAAGCTTTTTACTTTTTGAACTCCCCCTATATAAATATCTATCTTGGTCAATCCATTCGTGTTCGGCACAACTAACACCTTTTGCCCAATTCTCTTTTGCTTTTTGCCCGGGTGTATCTCTTAACGTGCTTTTGCTGCTGCATCCTCCTAAATTATGCTTCTTTTCCCCTTCATAAAATTCATGTTCGCCGCATGCAGTGTACCCTTCCGGTTTCCATATCTGCGGCTCTGTCCCGTAATTTCTAACTCCATAATAAGGCGGCGAAGTTATCATGCAGTGTACCCTTCCGGTTTCCATATCTTTCAGCCTTTCGAGTACATTCCCTTGTAATATTATATTTCTCAATACTTGCATCCTTTGGGACAAATAGCTTTGCCGCTTTGCGTATAATTAACAACTGTAAAACACTTAGGACAAAAGCCAAACAAATGGCAAACCTTTGTGTAGTAGTATTTAATTTTATATTTCAGTTTCAAACTTAACATATATTTTATTTTGTGTATTAACATTTATAATTTTCTTCTATACTTTTTATCACTTTATAAATTATTTGCGCTATCTTCGGCACAATAGCGTTACCTAATCCTTTAAGTCTGTCCACCCGATGGGATACCCCATCATCCACTCTACAAAAGCGGGTTGCAACTTCATACCAGGATTCTTCCCAATCGCTGTTAAATCCTTTTGGTTCTGAGATTGATAAAATTTTCCCGCCGTTTCCTCGTTGTCGTGCGGGCGTGGGGTTGTGGGAGTTGGTAGAAGTGCATCCTTGTATTTCGGTCTCTTCGAACTGTGGTATTTCGCTTGCACAAAATCTTCCATTGTTACCATACCGCTTGTTATGGTTGGAATCAATGCTATCGTTGTATTCAGTTCCGACTTCATCGAAAATCTTTTCGTGTCCGGATTCGTGTCCGCACCCTTGTAATCCCTTGCTTGCGGTGTGGGAAGCATCTTTATCGCTAAACTTAACGGCGGCGTTGATACTTTCCCTTCCTTCTGTCTCTTCGTCCAACGTTCCTCGTTTTCGTCCGTCATTTTCCCTGCTCTTGGCGTTGGTAATAAAAATTCCTCTATTACTTTCGCAAGTGTCGGGTTCCCCGCTGCAAAAGTTGTCGCTTGATCCGGTCTTCCCGCCTTCGGAGTTGGCAACATCTTTGTCGGAAAACCTTGCATCATCTCTTGCGCTAAACTTCCCGAATCCCCGCTCTTTGGGTTCTTCTTTCCGCTCTTTGGGTTCTTCTTTCCGCTCTTTGCCACCGCATCGAAACTGCTCGGCGTTTTTAACATCATTTTGCCAAAATGGTTTATTTGATTCCTCAATTTGTAGTGTGCGTTCGCTCCCGGTCGTATCTCCATTATCCCCCCTTCCGTTTCCACCGTTGAAGGAGTTTTTAGCATAAGCGATAATCCAAACTCTGTTTCTTTTATGCGGGGCATTAACGGCTGAAGCTGGAATAATAAACGATTGTACCGAGTAACCTTCACCTTCCAATTGTGTACAAATCTCCTCGAAATATTCTCCGTCATGGATACTAAGGATTCCACCAACATTCTCCGCAACAATCCACTTTGGTCTTGTTTCTCTAATAACTCTAAGCATCTGGGGGAATAAGGCTCTGTCATCTTCACTGCCTTTTCTTTTCCCGGCGATGCTGAAAGGCTGGCAAGGGAATCCGCCCGTAAGAATAAATTCAATTGTTCCGTTGTATTTGCCATATCTTCTCTCAATTTCCTTTAAGATAATTTCTTTTGTTAATGTTTTTATGTCGCCGTTTATTAACACTTCGGGAAAGTTTTTTGCTAAAACCTTTTGGCAGTATTTATCAATTTCGCAAAAGAGAAGCGTTTCTATCCCTTCTCTTTCAGCCGCTAAACTAAATCCGCCGATGCCGGAAAACAAATCAATTAAAACAAGCATATTAACTCGCCCATCCATACGCCAACGCAACTATGTCATGCCGTAAGGGGATTTCATACTTCTTCTCAAAATCAGATTTCTTTCTCCACCCTCTTTTTGCATTATCCTTTTTATGCTGCGCTTCATCATTTTCCCTAAAACACTTTTTACAGATAAATCCCTTCCTATCAATTCCCCCTCCGCATTGTTTACAGTTCTTCACCTTCAACAATCGGTGAGCGCACCCGCATTCACAACAGCAATGTGTTACCGCTTTGTTTGGAGAAGTTACCTCGTTATTACACGGCGGATATTCACAAATCCGCTTCTCTCTCATCTTAATTTGTCCGTTAATAATCATAAATCTCCCTTACATACTCTGCTAACTTTATTGTTCGCCGCAAATCAAGATTCATCTTTTCCGCAATCATCTTCAGCATCTTATCCGGTTCAACTTCTTCCCTTAACAAGTCGCTCTTAATATTCATAAATTGCTCCGCAAGTTCCCTTAACTTCGCTTCGCTTAATCCGTCAATTCCATCTGCCATACCTGCTACTCCTTGCGTTTCAAGCGCCATAATATCGTGGTTTAATATTGCTACAACATCCTGCACATCTTTGCTGGAAGAAACCGGATGATCAATTTTATTCCCAAGGTTTAACAACCTTTCCCCTTCGCTTACCCATAAACCGGAAGGAGAAATTTTCTTCATCAATATTTGCAGCTTGTGTGTTTCTTCCGTGTCATCGCAAATTGCAAGATTGTTATTCCAAACATTCCACCTTACCATTTCGTAAAGCTTAACTTGCTGTTTGTTGCTAAAATTATAAGTGTTGGCATCCTTCCCCTTCGCCTCAAGCTCCTGCCTAAGCTTTTCATTCTGGAAGTGATCACTGTTTGCCGTTTTTATATTTGGGAATGCTTTTAAAAATATCGAAAGGATATCGCCTATCTTCAAATAATCAACCGGACAACCGGGAGAGGGTTCAATAACTACAAGTACATCTATTACCGGCTTTTTGTTCGTAAGGATAACTTCGGTTTCAGCGTCTAAGAATAATTCCATTCTCTTTACGTCAATCGTTTCGCCGTAACCTACGCCAACAATAAACCTATCCTTCGTTTTACCCGCGTCATAAGCAAGGCATCTTTCACGCTTGTCTCCCACAATATTTATCACTTCAATGCTTGAAACTGTTTTTGTTTGTCCGTTCTCTAATTTTCGATACACTTTAGTTTGCTTGTAATGTATCTTGTTTTTAATCGCCGGATCAACAGCTTCTTTTAGTTTAAAAGAATAAGGCTGGTAAAAATTATCCTTGCTTATCGGCTTTACACAACCGAACCGGCAATTTGCACGTAAGGGATTTGTCCTAAACTCCTTTTCAAACATCGCCTCGGTTCTTGCCGGGTTAAAATCCCAAGTTGTTGCTTTCATTCCGTACATATCGGGATTCTTTAGGGTTCCGCTCTCATCAAGTTCTTGCGATAGCTCAAACCGGTAGTTCGTTAAGTCGAAATCCGTTTCATTCGGATAAGCCCATTCCATTGTTTTCCCAACGTTACCGGGAAAACTTGCCTTTGTATTTCCTAAAAGAAGTTCTAACAATCCCTCTGCCTGTGCATACGTTACTTTTGTTTCAGCGCGTGAAAGTTCGTCTGCATAGCCCCTAAGCATGTGTATGCCTTCCGGCGCTTGCTTGCTGCTGTTAAAAGATAAAAGCCTTATGCTTCCGCCTCCGCTCTTTTTTGTCGGGAAAATAATTTCTTTCTTTTTCAGATCTCCAAACTGCTCTCTAAGGTCCAACCCCGCAAACTTCTCAAACCAATTTTCTCCGGTTTTAGGGTCTTTTGTTAGTTTTAACACGTTCTTAACACTCTCAAAAAAAGCGTGTTTAGCCTGCAGTTCATTAACAACACTAACATTCACCAGATCGAATGTCTTCTCCGGAGGATAGGGCACAAGCGAACCGGTTATCTCTCCAAAGTATTCGTGCGGTTTCTCTAAACAACTTATCCGATAGGTTGCGTAAGCAATATCACCCTCAGCCCAATAGTTTTTCCCTCCCTTCATCCCAACAAGCAAAACGATCTCGTGAAACTTCTTATCCCAAATAGCCGGATCATTCCCCCAAACAGCAAGATAAGCATCTCGCTGAAGTTTGCCCGGTTCTCTGCCTAAGAATTCTCTTAGGAAAGAAATCACGTCTGCAACATCGCCAACATCGCGCCGGTATATTGCGTTCTTACTCGTTTGTATCGATAATGTGTACTTCCGTTGGTTGTCCTGATTCCTCCACCTTCTCTTCGTTCTTGGCGAATAACTCTCTAACCACGGGGTTAATTTCGATTGCTCTTGTTCTAAGTCTAACATAACTATCGTCTGATAATACTTCCATTGCTAAAAACAGTGTGTCTAAAACTTCCTTTACTTGGGTCAACCCCTTAGCTACAATCTCTAACTCAACAAATGCCTTAAACTGATTTCTTAACTCCGCAATTGCCTTTATCCTAAGCGAATCTCTTGCATAAAAGTTTCCGGCTTCGGCTATTGCAAGTCCAATACGTTTATTGAGTGCATCCTTTTCTTTTTGCAACTCAATCATTCCGGCTTCTGTACTTACCTCCGTACTTGCATCCAAGAATTGGTCAACCTTTTTATTCAACTCTTGCAGCTCACTTACAACATTTTCGCTTTTCTCTTTCTGCTCACCCTGTATCCCCTCAAGATTAACAATGCTGTACCTCATCCCCGCCAAAATATCGATTACGTTGTTTACAATTATTTCACTCTTGTTCGTTATGGCAATAGCGTTGGCGGTAATGCTAAGTTTGTTTTTGTGCGCTTGCTTCATTGGTCTGGACCTGCGCGTCTTTTTCCCTTTCGCTTCGTCAATGTACTCGGCTTTTATCCTTGCAATCTTGGAAGTGCTCTTGAAGCCGTATTTTTCCATTATTTCACGAAAGGGAGTGTGCTTTTTAATAAGCTCAACTATCTCTTGGTCGAATTCTTTTGTCCGCATAGGTATAGACCGTTCTTATCTACTGTTCTTTTTGTTCTGATTTTTCGGACTGTTCTGCAACGTCTGTTCTACCCGCATCATTTAAGGGGAAAATGTTAGTCTGTTCTGGTTTTTCTTCGCTGTTCTGCTCTTCTTGCGGCGCGTTCTCTTTTTGGTAAAAAGGAGCTACTGAGGAAATTATTGATCTGAAACAAATCATATCAATCTCAGCATGATAGAGAATGTCTCTTTGCGGCACATAGCTAATTAACAGCCTGCTTGCATTTGTTCCAATGTGATCAATAATGCTGATATTTTTCTTCCCATTTGTAAGTGTTGTATGCTTCTTCAAAAACACCCGCGCAAAATCAAATACCGGTTTATCTTCCGACTTCTCAAAACCGGGATCAAGCGAAATCTTTTCAAAATTATATTCAAACGTATCTGCTACAGTCCCGTCAACCATTAACAGAAACCGCATAACATTAACGTTATCCCAATTACATTCAAACATGATCTTCTTACATTGTAAAACGTTAATAACAAGCCCCTTGGCTGTAAATATTAACGGCATTGTGGCTTTTCTGCCGATGTGATTAAGTTGTTGCGATAAGTTCCCCATCACTTGTATTATCCCTAGTTGCGCCCCCTCATCCTTTGTTGCCGCAACTCCACCGATGAAATAATTTGTCTCTAACTGACGTTGTTCAATTTGTTCAAGTCGCAATACTAACTCATCAAATCGGCTTAGTAGCATCGAACTCAACGCTGAAGCCCAACTGTTTTGTTTCTCAACAATCTTTTCACGCGCTGAATTGATCGCATTAGTAATCGGTGAAAAAATAAATGCCAAGATTGAAATGAGTAACTTTTTCATAGTACGTTCCTTTGTATTTTGTTGATTGAATTCTGTTATTTTTTTTAAAATGGAAGGTCTTCTTCCGTTCCTGGTTGTAATTCTCCGTGCTCTTCTTCATGTTGGTTTTGTCCGCTGCTTTCGTTTTGCGCCTCACCTTTCCGGTCCACAGGAATAACTTGTTTTGCTATTACTTTAGTATTGTAGTGAGTTACTCCATCTTTCTCATATTTATCTGTTCGCATTTCTCCCGTAACTAAAACCTTTGCCCCTTTTTTTAATCTATCCTTCAAATAGTCTGAAGGATTCCAAAAAGTAATGTTGTGCCAGTCGGTTTCTTTTTTCCACTCTCCGGCTTTATCCTTCCAATTTCTTTCCGTTGCTACGCTAAACGATGTAACGGTGTTTGATCCTGCCGTTCTTGTTTCACAATCCTTCCCCAACGTTCCTAAAAGTGTTACCTGGTTTAATGTAAATGACATGAGTTCTTCTCCTTTGCGTTAAATGATATAATTGCTTATTTGATAATGTACCTTCTTCGCCGTGCCTTCGTTTGTTGTTACCTCAAACTCTAATTTCCCGGTAAAATTTGGGCGGAATCTCCCCGTCATTAGCAAAACTTTTATTATTTTTGATTCGTAAAAATGGCGTTTGTTTACCCCTATGTCTTCGTTGTTTGCCTCAATCCTTTTCAACTCTCCCCGTCTCCATCTCGTTACAATCTTTGTTATTACCTCCCCTTGAGTTTTCCCATTGTCAGTCAATTCTGTAAATATTTTTCCTATTTCTTCAATGTCAAATTTCGGCTTCGTTCTTTTTCGCTTCTCCATCCTTTGTAGCTCCTTGTTAATTTATTGAAAATCCTATATAGCAACTTATTTTAATTAATTTAATTATGCAATAATTATTTTGTAAAAGTTCGCAACATACTCAGCGATGTGCTTCTCCGCTGCCAACATTGCCTCGTTTTCGCTGTTTGCCATAATATCACTTTGTAAACTTTCATCTCCTTTGTTATTCGGGAGCTTTACAACATATTTTATTTTTTCAAGATGAACGGCTTTTATAAT